GGTAGAGAAATTGGCGCACCTTTAGTTGAAAAAGGTAGAGAAATTGGCGCACCTTTAGTTGAAAAAGGTAGAGAAATTGGCGCACCTTTAGTTGAAAAAGGTAGAGAAATTGGCGCACCTTTACCAGAAAAAGGTAGAGAAATTGGCGCACCTTTACTTGACATAAATAATTCCCCAAAATATAGTGCGTCCCAAAAAGAAGAGCCTGAAAAGGCTAAGAGCCCATCAGAACAAGCCATGGAACTATCAAATTTCCTACGGTCTTTAATTGTACGGAATAACCCAAAATCAAAGGCACCTGATATCACAAAGTGGGCTATAGACATAGATAGAATGATTAGTATAGATAATAGAACCCCAGAAGAAATCAGATCAGTAATCGAATTCTGTCAGAATGATGATTTTTGGCAGTCTAATATTCTGAGCACAGCTAAATTAAGAGAGAAATTCGACCAACTATATCTAAAAATGAAAAAAGGAGGTAGTTATGGAACCAATCAAAGATATTCTCGGCCGGTTCCCGGGCAAGAACCCGGTGGTGCTTTCAGCGACTTGGAGTAAGGTAACTCGTTCCTGTAACGAGTGCCATAAGGATTACGAGGCTAACGTGCGTTCAGTAGGCGGTAAAGAGATTATAGCCACTACCTTATGCCGTGAGTGTCGCGATAAACGGATGATTGAAGAAGAAAAAAATAGAGCTCTTCAGTTAATTAGTGAACAGTCTCCGTCTATTCGGGAGAAGTGGTTAAAAGAGTCAGGCTTACTTCCCAGATATATCAATAAAACTTTCGAGAATTTTGAAAGCGATAAACAATCCAAGGCTTATCGTGCAATTAAAGATTATACCGGCAATAAATCATTAGTACTACTATCCTCAATTGGAGTTTATGGAATCGGCAAGACACATCTATGTGCTGGCTTGGTACATCAAATTATAGAAACCTCAGAAACTATGTTAATCAACAACGATTTTTCGGTAAGGGAAATATCCAATCCTGTAAAATTTACCACCGAGGATGAAATCATATCGGGAATCAGATATACCTTTAACGATCAAAAAGCCGAACCAACTGAGCAATATATTTACGGTGAACTAGCACGAGTAGAACACCTTATAATCGATGACGTAGGTAAAACACATCCAAAAGATTACTCATTCGTTAACGACGTTTATTATCGGATTATTAACACTAGATATTCAAGATTAAAGCCTATAGTAATTACAACTAACCTTGATTTAGAAGAATTGGAAAAACATATTGGCGGAGCATGTGCTGATAGGTTGAGAGAGATGTGCGGCAAGGCTGGTTTTATTAAGATGACTGGGGAGAGTTACCGTAAGAAACAATCCTAAAAAAGGAGAGGGTAATGTATAAGTGTATCGGTTGTGATAGAGAAATAGGGTGGGACGGTACATACGATTTTGATTATACCTGTCCCTGTGGTTCCCATGCTTTTTATGATGAGAATACAGGAGATATCAGTTTCCCTATGTCTTATGCCATGGCTAAGGAATCAGGCACAGACCTTCCACATTTAGATTATCTGGTAGGTAAATCTTCTTATACCTCTATTTTAAAAGAAAATATCATCAAATTCCTACAAAGCCAGGGTGCGATCTGGATGAAGGATTGTCCATCATGCCTTAAAGACGGTACTTATCAAGCAGAATGTGATAGGGAAAAGAGGTTAGCAGTGAAGGAAGCGGAGATGATTATAAGGAGGGGAAGATGAAGCCTATTAAGCTGACTGGAGTAAGAGAATATTGCGAGGGAATGGATGTTCAACTAGACAAAACAAAAGAAGGTCGCTTAATTATAGTAGCCTACAATGAAGCTGGGTTTAATTCTACCGAGATTGATTTACTAGATTTGACCGACTGGATTTTGAAGAACCAAGCACTAATATCAAAATTACAATAAGTAGGAAGCGGAGATGATTATAAGGAGTGGAAGATGAAAATTATTGACGTAGATAATACCCGAGCGGATATTCGTCACATGTTTGAAAAGTGGGGGATAGACCGGTCCGAAACCGAGATACTGTGGGATGAAAGTAAGTTCGGCATCCGTATGCCCGGAGCAATTGTCAGGTATATGAGAGGCACTAAATGGCAAGAAATCTCCTGCCGGGTCTTCCCTACGCGGGCACAAAATCTTCGCCAGATATTCCTTTTCCTTGACCGGATGCGAATTGCCGAGGATAATGGTGTCGCTTATTCCGGCTTGAGTGGGGGTAAGGAAATTGTAACTACTAATAACGGAGTAAGTAACAAAGAGGCGCTATTAGACGCTTATGATACCCTAGGTGCCGGTCCCGACGACCCTATTGATTTGATAAACGATATCTATCGTAAAAAGAGTATGTTTTACCACCCGGATAAAGGTGGGGACCCGGAAAAGTTTAAGCGTTTGAATCAGGCTTATGAAACAATCAAAGTAAGTCGAGGTGTAAAATGAAGCAACAAATAGAAAGCCCGCAGGAGACCTGGAAGAAATGGCGGAAATGGTTCTGGACTAAGATATTATGGTTGGCCTATCGGCACCTGACAGATAAAGGAATATGCCCGGTTGGGGTACCGGGAGTCAGAGATATCGATGCCCGTTGTGAGACATTTGACCCAAGACCGGCCAGGTTTGACCCTACACCCAGTTGTGAGACTGACGGGCATTATCTATGTGAAAAGTGCTGTCATAAGGCAAGGGGACTAGTCGAACGTAAAACCTCCGATCCAGAAGTTTTTTTCAATGAGGTAAAGAAATGGAATGCTTAAGTTATCGTGACCCATGGGGTTATCTCGTGGCTCGAGGAATTAAACCTGTCGAGAATCGCTCCTGGAATACATCATTCCGGGGAAGGATTTATATTCAGGTAAGTAAGACGTTTGATATGGAAGGTTGGAAGTATATAAGAATTCACCCTGAACTCTATGACTTGATTACCGATAAACAAACATTTGATAAACTGTGCGTTACTAATCCTAACGCCGGTAAAATTATTGGAGAGGTAGATGTTACTGGCTGTATGAAAAAGTTTACCGAAGATATACCTGGTATTCATAAAAATAGTATAGGGGACCAACAAGCAGAACTCGAATACCTAGAAAAGACCATGCCCGAATACTTCAGCCCATGGTTTTTCGGTCCCTTCGGCTTGGTACATAAAAATCCTGAGTTATACCGAGTCTCGGTACCCTGTAAAGGTAAAATATTCCCACACTTCTTTGAACCCGGTCCGGAAGTAGAGGCTGAGATAAGACAGATGAAGGAGAATAAACATGTGGAGAATTAGGTATCTATTCTATAAAATCACTGGTATTCGACAGTGGGAGAAGCCATCATCAATCGGTAGTTTAAGAGGTTGGTTTTTATGGGCATGGAATGAATATGATGATTATCTCTATAATGGTATTCACGGCTTCCGTATTATGGGATTTGTATTCACCTGTGAGCAGCCTGTATTGAATTGGTTATGTTGGAAATTGCTACCTATTTTTAGGTTACTTAACAGACGGCCGGAAAGAATAAGATGAACGAACCTAACGGAGCTATCTTTTCCCCGGATAGGAAACACCGGTTCAAACTCTGGAGGATCGTAAGAGAGGATTTACCAATCTCCATAACATTTACGGTACTGTTCATCGGTTTAAATCCCAGTACAGCTAATGAATCTGAGGACGATCCTACTATAAGAAGATGTATGGGCTTTGCGAAAGAGTGGGGATTTGCCAGGATGTATATGGGTAATCTATTCTCTTACGTAACCGCTTATCCTAAAGAACTTACTGTTGAAAATTGTACGGAATACGATAAAGAAAATAGAGAGTCATTAAAACAGATGGCCAGGGAGAGCTTGCGTGTAGTTTATTGTTGGGGTAACAACGGCTGGATTCGTAATCAAGGAGAAGAAATAGCCGAATACGTAGATATGCAAAGCAATTTAGGTCCGGTATGTTTCGGTATTAATAAAAATGGTACACCAAAACATCCCTTGTATCTACCCAAGAATGCCGAGGTAATAAAGTGGTATGACCCAGACCAGAATCTTTAAAGGTGATAAGTGGTCCAGATTACTCGGGAGCCAAGTTCCGGAAGGTACCGTGGTTAACGTGGTGAAGTTCTATCCCCGTCGGCGAGTCATCATCGAATATCAGGGTGAGCAGATCCTGACAATGTTGTGGTGTTTAAAGAAAATATAAGGAGGTTGAGCATGGATAATGAGCAATATTTAAACGTACAGAGTCAGGTATTATTAATAACTACTTTAGTCAAGACCATACCGCTTAAGGAATTCATTGAAGCAGCGAATAAAGCCGATACTCTTGGACCAATATTTGACCCCTCCTTATGGTTATTGGCTAATAAGCCTCTTCAACAGATTACGGCACTGGCGAAGGGACTCAAGGAATTCCAAGATAGAGCAATACAAATCGAAAAGGAAGCCGTTTAAGGGAGTTGAGTACAATGAGGATTGAATGCAAGATAGTAGACGGTAAGGTTCAAGTACCTAAAGAGTGGCTTAAAGAATGGGAAAGAGTAGTCGGTTTGTACCCAGATACCGTCGTTTTCGACCTTAGTGATAATAGCCCAAAGGTACCGGCAGGAGTATTTCTTATAAGGAAACACCTTGAGCATGGATAATAGTTCGAAAGTAACCACCAAAAAGCCAAAATATTATCAGTGTGCTAAGTGTGGGAGATTTGTAAAGATAATAGCCGGTGGCCCGTACCTTGATGACTTTGGATACTGGGTTACTTATAAATGTAAAAAGTGCGGGGTGCAGTATGACTAGGAGGTTGAGCATGGATATAACTAATATGTTTCTCGTAGGTAGCATGGGAGATAAGATCGTAATACAGATACCACCTAACAGACCGTTATCCAAAGACGAGGCTTTAAATCTGGCAGCGTGGCTGGTAGCCTTAGCCTCGACTAATTTAGAAGAAGACTTTGAGCCTATACTTATAACGCTGTATGGGGGAGTTAATCATGGTCACAGAAAAGCATGTCTGTGAAGAACCCGGTTGTAATCAAGAAGCTATGCAATGTCATTTATTAGACTATGGTGATCACTCGGGTACTCCGGTCGATGTCTTCTCCTGGTACTGTACGGAGCACGCCACCAAGAACGGCTTCTGCTGGATGTGCGGTGAATTCTGGCAGGGTAATAGCGAATTTGATTTTAATACATCTCACCTGTGTCCCAACTGTCAAAATGAAGTCGATGCCGATACCTGTGAAGTAGATGAGGAATATGCCCCGTTCTTTGATTATTAAAAATTGCGAGTACTGCAATAAAGAGACCGAATTCATCTTATTGGATTCTGAAGACGGGAAATCGTTTGCTTTTTGTTCCTGGTATTGCTTTCATAAGTGGAAAAGTCCCGACAACAAAAGACCAGTCAAAAAAGGCAGAGGGAATACGGAGGGAACACGTTTTAAAAAGACCTTAAACAAGATACCGGATGTCTTAGCTCAAAATAATAAAGGAAAGTCAATCAGGGATATAATGAAAGCTACCGGTCTTGCCAAAAATACAGTAAGGTCTATTATAAAAAATCCCCCACGTAAGTTAGAGGATTTGGAACCGGGTTGTACTAAAGACGAATTCCATGATCTATTGAAAAAAGTATGCAGAGTAAAGGAATAAAAAAAAGTAAACCAGTAAAGCACCCTCGTTTGACGTGGCAAATGCGATGTCCCCAGTGCGGTACTTATATAAATTTGATAACGATCGAGGGTTTAACTGGCGGTCAATGTCGGAAGTGCGGGACCGGGTTAAGTTTGGTGAAAACCTGTTAGTAAAATGCGTGATTAAGCTAATTTTTACTCCTCAAATATATTTACTTTAGATATGACAAATCTATTGACATTTCGACTAATTTTTAGTAATATTAGGTAGATGACTAATAATCGTATAGCCCCATATAAACCAAAAACATTAAAACGCCACCCCCGTTCTGAGATAGCGGTTATCGCTATGAGAGCTGCCGTTATTGAGTATCTTACCGAATCGGAGTATATTGCCTTGCTGGAAGCCGCCAAAAATGTACCAGAGCATAAACTATTGATGAGACTACTCTGGGAAACTGGATTGAGAATCAGTGAAGCCCTTAATTTACGCTACGGCGATATTTACCCAGACGGTATCAATATAAGGCATGGTAAAGGCGACAAGCAGCGTATGATCCCCTGCCAGGCTCCAATACTTGGGGAATTGCTCCGTTATCGGGAGACTCACAAGATGGAGAAAATATTCCAGAAAATTACTACGGAGCCCGGGGCCCTCTATATGATGAGAAGGTACGCGAAGCAAATAAACCTTTCAAAAAGAATACACCCCCATTTATTTCGTCACTCATTTGCGATAAATTTCATTAGACAGACTGGTAATCCCTTCGCTCTCCAAGATATCGGTGGCTGGTCCGATATGGAAACCATTAAGATTTATATGAGACTGGCAAAAGAGGCTCCGAGAGAAGCGATTAATAAGATGTACTTCCCAGAGGTTAAATAAGCACAATATGCAAAAGACATTTAAGTACCGGATTTATGCGAATAGAGAGACGATAACCAAAGCCGAAAGCTGGTTATGGCTTTGTCGTAATCTTTATAACTGTGCGTTAGAGCAGCGTATAATAGCGTATCGTGAACATGGTATTTCGCTGACAGGGTATACTCAGATGGCGGAACTTCCTGAAATTAAGAATGGGTTCCCTGAATATAAAACGGTTGGTTCACAAGTCCTCCAACAATGCCTGGATAGATTAGATAAAGCATATAAAGCGTTCTTCAGACGGATTAAGCAAGACGAAGAACCTGGTTTCCCACGCTTCAAAGGTAGAGACCACTATGACTCATTCACGTTAAAGAATACTGGATGGACTATGGATGGTAGATTCCTTTCAATCCGTAATGTCGGTAGGTTCAAATTAAGATTATCACGCCCGATTCAGGGTAATATTAAAACAATCACGATTCGCCGGACGCCCTCAAACAAATGGTATGCCTGCTTTAGTTGCGATGGAGTGCCTTTGAAATTATTGCCTTATTCGGACAAGGTAGTAGGTTTAGATGTTGGTATAAAGTCGTTTCTGGTAGATTCTGAAGGTAATCCACCTATCGGTAATCCGAAATTCTTAAAACATAGCCTGAAAGAGTTGAGGGTTAAACAGCGTAAGTTAGCACGAGCCACAAAAGGCTCAAACAGGCGTAAAGACGCTAAACTTCAAGTATCTAAAGTCCATGAGAAAATAACAAATCAAAGGTCAGACTTCCATCATAAGTTAGCCAATGAATATATTAGGAACTATGGCTTAATCGTATTTGAAAAACTCCAGATCAGGAACATGGTTAGAGAACATACATTGGCTAGAGATATAAGTGATTGCTCATGGGGACAATTCTTTGAATATTTAGACTACAAAGCGGAAGAGGCTGGCAGGCTGATATTCAAGGATAATCCCCGAAATACCTCCAAGATGTGTCATGTTTGCGGTTGGATAAATAAAGACTTGGAACTGAGTGATAGAGAATGGGTTTGCCAGAACTGTGGAACGATACATGATAGAGATTTTAATGCAGCAATCAACCACAAAAATGAAGGAATTAAATATTTAAAGAGGCTCGGATTGAGCCATCAGGCGTCAACGTGGCAGGATACTGCGTGCGTAGCCTGAGAATCCCCCGAATTTATTCGTGGGGAGTGTCAATTGTCCCAAGGGTCATGTCATCAACGAAAACCAGTTACATTGTGTCGTGGACCTGAATTTAGATGATATAGATAAGGCCACGGAATTCATCTGCGACGCTGGCAAAGGGCATAGTTTCTCATTAAAGACGGCCATCAGAACCAAAATGTTTACTAAGGAGCAAGTTGAAAGACTTCGGAAACAGGCCGACGAACATCGACGGAAATACGGCTACAATAAAAGTTAGGAGTAATAATGAGCGATCCGTTCTTTAAAACTAATTTAACGACACTCTACTACGGCGATGCTCGGCACATGACCGAGCTACCGGATGAGAGTGTACACATGGCCGTAACTTCACCGCCTTACTTCGGTTTAAGAAAATACGCTGATTTACCCAATAGTATTTGGGGTGGGGACTCGGATTGTGAACACCAGTGGGGGAAGGAATTAAAAACTCACAAAGGACACCCCGGTACCAGAAGTAATCTTGTTAGTATTAAAGTATCGATGCACTCTAAAGAAGCTAATACCAACGGTAATTTCTGCCTCAAATGTGGAGCATGGCGTGGTTCCTTCGGATCAGAACCCACGGTCTCGATGTATATTGAACACACCATAGAAATACTCAGGGAAATAAGACGCGTACTACGATCCGATGGTACTCTCTGGTGGAACATCGGGGACTCTCATGCTTCCGGTAAAGGTACATGTTTTAACCCGGGCGGCGGAGATCCTCGTAATACGTATGCAGGTATACAAAAAAGAAAAGAGGATGGGGTGTATCCCCTCGATCGTGGTAGTATTACTTCCTTAAAAGAGGATGGCTTAAAACCCCTTGACCGCTGTTTAATCCCTTTCCGCGTAGCTTTAGCTGCTCAAGCTGACGGGTGGTACGTGAGGATGGAGAATATTATTAATAAAGATAATCCTATGCCGGAAAGTGTTTTTGGTTGGTTCTGGACAAGACATAAGATAAAAACTAAAGAATCAGTAAGAGATCCTAAAACACCAAATAATCAAAGTGATGGGCGTCACAACCCTGAATCAAAAAGCCAATACATAGACTGTCTCGGCTGCCCAAAGTGCTCACCAAACGATGGCTACATATTAAGACGCGGTGCCGGCAGACCCGCCGAGTCCCACGAATACGTTCTAATGCTCACCAAAACCAATAAGTACTACTATGACCGGGAAGCTGTTCGTGAGAAACAAACGGGAAACGCTCATTCACGAGGTACCGAGATAGGTAATTCCGAATATTTCGAGGCCCGGGGAAGTTATAAAGGTTTCAAATCACCGGAGACAGAACTGCCTAACGGTAGAAATTTAAGGAGTGTTTGGACAATGCCCATGCAACCCTTCCCAAAAGAACTTAGAAAATATGGAGCACATTACGCTGCCTTCCCGGAGAGATTACCCGAGATCTGCATACAGGCTTCGACAAGTGAATTCGGTTGTTGTGCCAAATGTGGGGCTCCTTGGGCTAGAATAATAGAGCAAGAAAGCCCTCCCGATGAAGTATTTACGGAAACAATGAATCCGGATGACGGTTTTATCAATGGTCATCGACCATTGGGTGGTAAATACCGAGGATCAGGACAGAAATTACAGGACTGGATTAATGAGCACCCACCTAAGACTACCGGCTGGCGGCCAACCTGTAATTGCGGTGTTCAAGAAAGAGTACCGGCCACAATTCTCGATCCTTTCTCGGGATCCGGTACCACGCTGCAGGTAGCTACAAAACTAGGACGCCGGAGTATCGGCTACGAGCTTTCACCTCGATATCTCAATCTCATTATTAAAAGATGTAAACAATTAGGACTGAGTTTATTATGATAGTCAGCCGCTGGCCCAAAGATATATTCATTTATACCGAAAACCACATACTTTACATCTCGGTACCCTTTACATGGTTAATGCCGCGAGCACTAAGAACAATAACATTCTACGCCTATTCATCCTGTTTTAAGGAAATACAGATCGGCGGGCCCGGCTGCTACCTTGCCCTGCACTATTATCCGGACTTCCTGAGAGATTTACCGGTAAAAGTCGGTTATGATCTACCTGGTATCCTGCAGAGAATAAATCCACTAGCTACCCGTACCACGACAGGCTGCATTCGTAAATGCCAATTCTGCGGTATTGGCTGTGGAGTGATCGAACCCGGCGGTATTGTAGAACTGGATGACTGGCTGGACCTGCCTATAATTATAGACAATAATGTTCTGGCTGCAACAATCCCTCACTTCGATAAGGTCATCGATCGACTGATACCCCATGGTTGGGCGGATTTCGAACAAGGGCTGGATGCCAGAAAACTCACAGAATACCATGCGCAGAGAATAGCGGAGATAAAAGAACCTATGGTAAGACTTGCCCTCGACTCTATGAGCTATCGTGAATCATGGGAAGAAGCATACGAGAAACTAAGATCCGCAGGCATAAGGAAAAGACAGATACGGTCCTATGCTTTAATCGCTTTCGACTCCGATCCCATCGAGGCATGGGAAAGATGTAATTTCATAGAATCCAAGGGTATAAGAGTATTACCGATGTGGTACCATAGTCTGGACTGCCTGAAAGCGAATTCCGTCAGTGATGCACAAACGAAATTAGGCTGGAATGACTACGAGAGACGCAGAATTATGCAATGGTTTTATAAACATAAAAAGGCGGTTAAATGATACTTGACAAAAACGGCTAAAGTGAGCGGAATACTTAACTTGATAGACCCACCAATAACTAACTGTAAAGTTAAAGGAGTGAAATGACAGAGCAGGAATCAATCAACAATATCCGTAAATACCTTAATCTCCCGGAAACAAGCAAAAAAGACGATACCGGCCGGCAGCTTGCCCGGTCCATCGCCCAATATCTCGGCGACCAGTGGATGACCTGGGTAGAAATGCCTCTCGGGTCCGTGCAGTACGGTAATGCCCACCGCGTAGACGTATTCGCCATGTCCAAGAGTTATAAATTCGTGACGAGGATCTACGAGGTTAAGATCTCACGCAGCGACTTTCAGAAGGACCTCTTCGAAGGTAAATATAAGGCTTACTTACCTTTCTGCAACTATCTCTATTTCGCTACTCCATCCGGACTAATTCAAAAGAATGAGGTACCAAAAGGTTGCGGGTTAATTACTTTCGGAGAAAAGGGCTGGTCAGGAGTAAAGGGACCGGTCCACCACGACGTTAAAATAGACCCGGAATTAATGATGGCTCTGTTAATGAGAGGCTACCAGGATAACTACGAAAAGTACCGGGATCTGGAAAATAGACGTTATGAAAAGAACTGGGAATATAAGGGTTTTGCCGACGCCGCTAATGAATTCGGTTTGAAACTTTCTTATGACGTTACCCACGCTCAGGAATATGTTGAGCGGGTAAATGAATTAAAAGAGAATATAGAAAAGATAGCTAACCAGAAATTTAATGACATGGGATCTGCTTACCAGTGGCTATATCGAGAAGTAGACAACCTTTTAAATAAACATAAGCACGGTAAAGAAGCCGCTCAGGTATTAGAAATAGCCATGAACCTTTATGACGGCCTCACATGGGGAACTGCGAGAGAACTAAGGGAGATCGCTGACAGGCTGGAACCAAAAACTTAATACAACTTGGATGATAGATAGGTACTCAATACCGCAATCATTTCTTGAATACTCAAATCTTTTTCGCTGGCAAGTTTCGTTATTCTATCCAGTCCGACAATCTGTACCGCCAAATATCCGGAGGAAATATTGGACCTGTCATTTATAGATATCTCCAGTCTATCAAACATTTCTTTCACATCTTCTGGGATATAATCTAAACCTTTTTGGGTTAATTTTGGTGGACTTTTGAATTGTGCGATATCCGGTCTTTTATGTAAAGTGTCTATCACGTACACATCCCATAACGTCTGTACCATCATGCAGAATGACGGAAGATTCCACTTTTTAAGATCTACATTAATCTCCGTAATATCTTTTTTGATATGTACGATATCGTCCTCAACACCTCTCTTCCAGAAACCCGTCATATAGACAATAGTGAATATGGCAATTATTCCGCCGATGATTCCGAAGACTGCCGCGATATCGGATAACATGTCAAGTCCTCCAAGTCAAGATTCTACCTTTTCCTTTTAATCCACCCCACTAACATATATATTACTACAATCAGGAATATCCCGAAAAGGGTGAAGACCGTTATTTCTAATGCCATTGATTATTTTTTAGGTGTTTCGGTCTCGGTAGTATCTGTGGTAGTCGTTGTTTTAGTGGTCAGACTATCATTAGTGAGGAACCGGATAATTGCGTTGAGAATAGCCATGATTAGTACCTGGTACTCTGCCGGTATCCATGCCTGTCCTTGAGCTCCTTGAATAATTCCGATTACTACTGCAATGACGTTCAGCCAAAGAGTTTTTGATGTAAGTACTTTTCCCCAGTCAATCTTCATGGTTTCTCTCCTTTTAAAGCACATTTTATAACATCCCACTGATAATATCTTGACCGCCTATTCCTTTCATACCCAACCTCTACAAATTTAAAGATTTTATGGTTGATTATCGTCACTTAACAATAGGTTTAATACACCTTTACCGGTTGAGGGAGTCGGGATATTAAACGCTTCGTCATTACCATATGATGTCCCCACGGAGTTAGTAGCAAAAGCACGAAAATGATAGACCGTACCCGATGTCAGACCGGTAATTACCTGTGAGAAATTATCACCGGTAATTTGGCTCGTAGTAGGAGTGGTGTTTCCATAAGCTATAGTCAATCCCCACTCGAACCCACAATCACAAGATTCACCGCCATCGTCGGTTAAATTCCCATTTAAAGTCGCCTGATGAGCCATCTTAACTTACCCCCGTAGCCGGAAGAGTGGTAACGGTCGGTGCAATTGGAGAAGCTAATGTATGAAAAACTTCGCTGACACTCTCACGAACAGGGTCCAATACGGAGTGTTGGTATTGGATTGTCCAATAATAACCAGCTGACGGAACTAAACCGGTAATTGTTCGTGTAAAGAAGGGAAATTCACTTGTGACCGTTTCCCACGGTGTATAAAGAGTTGGATAGACCCCTGCTCTTTGATATTTAAACCTATAAATCGGATATGGTAATGGAACACCTGTATAGTCTATTTCCAATATTGCCGGACCGCCGGTAGCGAGTAATACCGATAAAGTTGCGGATGTAGACGTAATACCAGTTACTGGCATGGCATAGGTGTGCGGCCAACCATCAGCATCTACCCCAACTCCACCATCTACCCTATTATAACCTGTTGGTACTGATGCAGTGATATCACCACTCAACCTAAGCCCAAGTTTAGTAGTCCCTGATGGACTAATTTGACCTAACCCAAAAGCATTAAAGGGAATAACCGCAATCCATCCTAAAAGATAAGAGCCAAACGGACAAACCCCTCCGCTGGTTACCTGTAATCCCTCATCCCCATAATCAGTATTTATCGGTGGTGTATGTTGCACTCCTCTAACAATATGCAAGTCCGATTGTCCTGGGTCGGACTCTGTAGCATCATGGGCAATTATATAAATATTGGCAGCACTTATAGCTACTCCACCTAACAGAGAGGTATCAAAGCTCAGTAAACCACGTGTAATACCATATTTAAAATAACCTGTCTCAGTAATTATGTAGTTTTTTGTAGGTGCAAGTGGAGGGAAAATACTTCTTGACGCGCTGGGAGCATCATGTGCTACGATATAAACTGCTGGGTCGACAGGTAACACAGCGCCAAGTTCCTTGGTTGTATAGCCCGAGTTAGCATCTGCCTTAAAGATTGATATACCCACTTTAGCCACCTAATGCAAAGATTAATTTAGAACGCCTCAAAAAACTCACACGGTATCGTTCTAAATGCGCCCACGGTCTGTATCATAGATATTTCCAATCCGTGTTGATTGGCTAAAACCGGAAGCCTGACTAGAGGATGATCAGCCGGAGCCGCATCGTTATAAGTAGTTTCGGTCAATATCGTAAATGCTCCGGTTGCACTTTGCTTTGTTCGGATACGTATTATAATAGTATCACCGGCTTCCATCGGCGACAGGTCGATATTACCGCCGCAAAACACCCAGGCACTGGTACCGCTATTCAGATATTCGGCAATATAACCCCCGGTCATCACTTTATCCCCGGACTGTGCCGACTCACTTACTGTAAGTCCGACACCCCCGGATACCGAAGCCACTATCGCCACAATACTGTACTGCACACCGGCGGGGATCGCTGCGGCTATTCCTTTATATGCTCCGCTGAGAGTAATCTTCCCTGTCGTATTATCAAAACTACTGACGGTCTTCGCATCTGTCTGCAAGGGAACACCGGGATAGAGCACCACTATCATATTTTGGAAAGAGCTGGCTCCGGCACCGACTAGAGAAGAGTCAATAATACTGTCACCGGTAGCATCACCCGCAGACGTGGTCATCCCTTGTTTGACAATAAGAGAATCGAAGAGAGCCAGGAGTTCAGAGACAGGGGGTCTTTCCGCAAAAGAAGCTAACGGCATCACCATGGTTTTACCCCCTTACAGTTGATTGGACGCTGACAGCGGTAACCGTCTGCGCTGCGTCCATATTCTCGATAAGCACCTTCATATAAGCCGGCGAAACATCATAAGACTTAGTGACTCTTATGGACGCTCCGGCAGTAAATACGGGCACCCAGGAATCGAAGTCCTGGGTATCGTAATTAGTACCGTCATAACTTGTACGCACGTGTACTCTGATACCTAAAGTAGCGGCGGCGTTGAAAGTACACTCCACGGTCAGAGCCAGTGCCGAAGGCCCGACCAGAAGGTCTATCGCCGTACACTGTGCCAAAGTGGAAGTGGCTAAAGCAGCGATAGAACTCAAATCAATAATCTCGGTAACCGTCTTGGTCACCAGGGAGTAAGATGTCGCCGAGTTGATACTCTTTATCGCATAGGGTGTCCCCGCTATAGGTTTAACCCCGGATGGTAAAGGACTGAAAGTAATCGTCTGGTCATTATTGGAAAGGATTAATGAAGTATAGAACTGCCCGCCGATACTCATTAAAATGATAGCCCCGACTCCCCACACGTTTGTAGACCAGTACTTCGTCGTATCGGTAAGCGTGTTATTGCTTCCCCCGGTTGCCTCTCCGGCATCGTCGACATTCGATATCAGAGGTGTTGCTAAAAAACTTCCGTCACCTGAAGGACCGGGTAAAGCGATAATCAAATTTATCAGACGGTTAAGTTTATCGTCTGACTGTAAAAGCAGCTCCGCCAGCATGGCACCTAACTGGTTTATGCCGGCAGTTAAATTCTCCGCTTCCGTCCAGGGAGCATGTTTAGGTGTGGAAAGAGGCGGGGGAGGATTAAAGCGTTCCACTGATTGTAAATTACCCGTTCTAGGTCTCTGAATCATATTTCCTCTTTATGTCTGAACATACTTTCTTCCGCCTATACCCAAATTGGATACAGATAAGTCCGGCGGATATACACAGCTAAAGGGTTGACCCTGGAACACAGAACCTAAAGTATCAAGTATGATTCTGCCTCCACCTACTACACTCACGTCATGTACGTAAGCATTGGAGTCTCCCGCTACATACCAGGCTTCGGCTAATATCTCTACGACTCCATTTTCCGTAGGAGTAAAAGTAATTGTTAATTGCTGCCAGTCGGTATTATCGGCTGCAACCGCGGTTACGTCTGAAGTTACTCCTGCTATTTGATAAGCCGGAAGTCTAATCTGACAAGCAATATTAGTAGCATGATCTTTTTTCATCCACGCTTTAAAGGTAACGAGTTGGTTAGCAGTACAGGCTACTTTAGAGAGGGAAAGAGGGGCAACATAGTTTGATAAACGAGTTGAGTCTGGTTGGAATTCCCACGCTAGACCTGAAGGTGTGTGACGGGTAACGGTTTGAGAGAAAATCAAGCCTGTTGTATTACTTTGTTGCCCTTGAGCATAAATACGTGCGGTATTGGCAACACCTCCATATTTATTTACTCGTAAAGTAGAGTTTGAATAATCAACCGAGGGAGTTACTGGATTAGCCTCAGACGCCGAAAAATTGATAATAGTATTTACCCCGCCACTATTAAAATACCCGCCCGACACTCCATTCCCATTAGTTGAAAGAGATTTTATCATGTTGTTACTGCTGGTAAAATAAACACCTCCATTATTATTATTATTGGCATTAGTTATTGTTGTTACCGTATTGTTGTTACTGTTGTTGAAGTATACGCCGTAGCCATTATTATTATTGGCATTAGTTATTGTTGTTACCGTATTGTTGTTACTGTTGTTGAAGTATACGCCGTAGCCATTATTATTATTGGCATTAGTTATTGTTGTTACCGTATTGTTGTTACTGAGGTAGAAAAAAACACCGCTATCACCATTATTATTGGCATTAGTTATTGTTGTTACCGTATTGTTGTTACTGTTGTTGAAAACAATACCGGAGTTATACCTGTAAACGGATAAATAATTAAGCGTGCTATATGATATAGAGGATAAGAAAATTCCGTATCCTCTCCCATTCAACCCATCGAAAAACGTTTCACCTATCTGTGTATTTAGAGTAGTATCATATCCTCCCTGGTATTGGATATTATTACCAAAAGTACCTGAATCCTGTAATGCTTGAACAGCAGTTGTTAAGCCTGCTGTTAATGCAGTTTTAATTGTCTCTCTTTTATAAGTTGTAACTGTTTCAGGACTCGTTCCTGTAGTAGAATATCCTCTACCCGCATTAGCCAGAGTATTGTTATCATTATCCAGTAAAACAGTCGTTCCATTTATTGACTGTATTCCGTACCACCCTTCCGTTCCACCTTGAGCTAATGAGTTCTTGGAAATCAGACTTTGGAGATTCAATCCATCAGTAGTACAGGCGATAAAGTCATCAACTCTTATATATTTCGAAGCTGTTGGCGCTGTTATTCCTGTGTAAATTGCGATAGAGTTGATATTATTACCCAGATTGCCACCGCCAGTTCTAGCAATCGTTAAAGGCAACCATCTTGCCGTTGAAGGTATCGCCGGAATAACAAAAGAGTCAACTACTACCGCGCCAAGTGCATCCGAACATAGACAAACCAACCACGTTGTTGCATCCGCTATTGCCACCTCATTCTTAAACCAGAAGCTTAATTTCTGATATGTGGATAAATCCAGAGCTCCCGCTAATGGATAATAAGCCTGTAAGATACTCGGCTGAGGAGCGGCATCCATACCTATTTGCATACAGAATGAGCCCTCTTTGGCATCGGTAGCTACAGGTTGTAGAGTAATAGTGGCATCTCCACCTACAGCGGCTGTCCAGGCTATTTCACATAAATCCACAGTAAGTGTTTGAGCAGCGGCTAAAGTCACAGTTTTAGATAAATTAGTCCATGTACCGTCTCCGACAGATACAGGGTCAGGACTCTTAGCAATACGGATAATATCTCCCGGAGCAATTCTCGCTGCGGTAGGACCAGCGGTAATAGTTTTCCAGGGTCCAACTGCCGGTAATCCGCCTAAAGCAAAGGTCGAGCCGTCTGCCGCATCATTTCCATTCTCATAGTCTAAATAAAATGTAGGCATTTTACGCTAAATAACCTCCGCTATTGTCTTCCTGCGTATTCAATATAATAATTATAAGTCCCGCCCTCGGCTGAATCAAGTAATATTTTACCTACTACCCAACCATCAATTGCACTAACTGAATCTTGGCAAACTACCCACTTGGTTTGTGCTCCGGTATCACCTGCGAGATAAGAATCGTCAACTGCTACCGTGTGCATAAGTAGAGCAGTAAAAAACTCACTGCCAAGATTTGTTCCAACAGCGTCATCTGCAATACCTACTTGTAACGTAGTAGTAACTGCGGTGGAGGCCGTAACGACTTCGATAACAACCTTCTTGATAAATATATCTTGAAGTTCCGGATTGTGCCAGGCAAAGCCTATGGTGTTTACCGCCCCTGCGGTTAAAGTGCCTGAGGCAGTACGGATTTCACCTGGAGCGATGTAATTGGCATTCCCAATATAAGTAACATTAGTGTAGGCACCGGCAGTATAGTATGGAGTAGCAGCGCTAATATTATTGTTCATTATTCGGACTGGTGTGGTGGGAGCGGTAGCATTAGTCTCTAAACTTATCCCCCTTGAAGCTCCATTTACAATAATATTACCTTCTATCAAAACATCTGTTGTAGCCGTGACAATTCTAAACACGTGAGTTACAGCATCAACAACCAAATTGCCTTTTATAATCACTGAGTCACATGAAATAAATTGATTACTACTACTTGCATACTCAGTATTCCCTGAAAAAACAACACCGTTATTATAGGTTAATTTTACAGTTACGACCCCCGATGCTGATTGCGTGTGAAAGTCATTGTTGCTTATATTGATGTTTTTAATTTCAGTGCCAGTCCCACCAGTAGCCTCCAAAGCATTGTAGGTAGGAATGTTAACAAACGAATTAGAGGTAATGTTTATATTTTCGATAGAAGCTGCAATCAAGATACGACCATCATTAGCGATGGAATTACCACTGACCACTATGTTTTTTGTTTCATATAGTATACCGATTGTAACATCACGTAAATCCAACTTGATGCCGGTAATAAGATTACCCAACACATTTACATTCTGGCAACCATAGAGAATCAGATGTGTATAAACTACTGAATCGTTTGGGGTAAAAGTACAACCACTGACAATACTATTATCCGTTACTCTTAACGACATACCCCCAAATATGTGACAGTTAACAACTCTGAGGTAATCTCCAAAACTGGCTAAAAACGCTGGAGTTGTTGTCGCGATACCACTAGGCATAATAAATGTGCTATCTTTTACTAATACATTCGTAAATTCCGCTCCAGCAATCCCTTCAATATGAACTCCACCATACTTTGACATATCGTGAAAGTAACAATTAGTTACAATCATATCCTCGCCACGACCACGTAAGGGACGATGTCTGCTATTGGTGACTTCAACCCTGTCTACAAGAAAACGATTCCCGTTATAAAAATCAATTTCATATTCCGCCCCGCAATCAGTAGAGATGACAGGCCAGTTAGCAGAGTTACCGTCTATTTTTAAATTACTCAGTGAGCACCCGTCACCTGTAAAATAAAATGTAGACATGATAGAAACACACTGTTTGCCAATCGCATATGTAGCTGTTGCATTCGCTGTTAATGTTAGTTGTGTAGGCGAATCAATAGTATCTATCACGTAAGAATCAGGCGTGTCGCCAATTCCTACAGCTTCCCCTGCGTAAAATCCAGTCGTGCTGGTAACGGTTACTATTTTTGTACCAATCGTGAGCTGAGCCGTTAATGCGGTAACCGTCTGGTCTTTAACCGTAATTACAGTACTCCAACCCGCACCATGTATATTAATGTTATCCTGAGTAATATTTCCATCATTAGCGGCAACAAAGTTTCCCTCTGACAGGTAGAAATCGTGATAGCCTGAAGCTAAACCAACATTAATAGAATCAATAACATTAGTTCCGCCATCAACTATATCCGCTTGTGCCTTACATATTTCAGGTGCATCTGAGGCTGCTATGACATAGGTAGCAGCACGACCAGTGGGATCATACGGTCGTTGTCCTACAGTTCTGTGTGCACATCCTACACTCAAGCTAAATAACCTCCGCTAACTACTGCCCTGGATTCTACGTTTACATTGCAGACATACCCGGCACCGGTTGCACCGCCGTTTATAGTTAGCTGTATTTTCTTACCGACACCAATTCTGCATACACCCTGCCAGGTAAGTTGATTTTCTGCGGTTAAATTGGCTACCGCTCCCTGAATATTGTCTATTAATACCTGTGGCGTAGCATCGTTAGTCTGAATAGAGATGGAGGTTAAAGCTCCTCCGGCTATAGCGTTAGGCATAGCTATAATCAGGCTTTCCAATATAACTACTTGCGTAGTGCCGGTAAATAAATCGTAATTAGCGGCTATCTGGTTAAGGTCAATAGTAGTAGCCGCTTCCTGTAGACGTCCGGCTGATGTAACTGCTACCAGGTTCTCGATATAACGTATGACCGCGGCCAGGTTGACCCCGTCACCCGCAGGAGCAGCCGCCGGGAACGTAGTTATTCCCGCGCCATTCAGGATAGCGCCGAGATCAGTGAAAATATCATTGAGATTAGACCGGGCCGCACCGCCGTTGTCAATAGTAACACTCATCGCTGCCGAAGCCGCATTAAATAATGCAGCGGTAGCGGTGAAGGCCGCCTCGACATCAGTGGCTGCCGCACCACCTATTGTAGCCGAGAAAGCAGCGCCCGCCGCTTTCAGATAAGCAGCCATAGCACTGAATGAAGCCTCTACGTCGGTCCGTGCCGCACCGCCGATGGTCGCGGAATACGCCGCACCCGCGGCTTTGAAGTAGGTAGCCAGGTCGTTAAAGCAATCGGAAATATCAGTCGGTGTAGCCCCGTTGATCGTCGGGTCCATAGCAGCACCTGCCGCTTTGAAATAGGTTGCTAGATCGTTAAAGCAGTCTGAAACATCAGTAGGCGATAAAGCATTTATCGTCGGGTCCATGGCAGCGCCTGCTGCTTTAAAATAAGTAGCCAGATCCGCAAACATCTGTCCCAGATCGGTATCGGTACTCCCGTTAATGACCGCCGACAGTGCCGCCGGAGCGATGCGTAATAACAATCTACGTATCTTCGCCTGAGCGGATGTCGTAGTTATATTACTAAGATCATCCAGGGTTGCCGCATCCGATTGGGCACCGAGACTAGTATCGATTGCATGTACCGTTGTCGAAATATCAGCTTCGGTAAGTACAACATTGGACCATACCGCCGTAGGCACATAGACAATCTCGCCGTTTACCAGGCAGTTAATTCCTCCGACTGTCATGCGGTATAAATCACCCACCGCCCACTGTGCTGTAAGAAATTGATAAGAACAATAGACTCTGCCGTCTGCCTTCGCAAATGTCGGCTGTGTTATACCGGCTGAACTGAAAGGAGCACCGCCGGTACTCTTTTCCAAAACCGCTGATATACCGGTAATATCAATATCGGCTGATGGAATACCCCCGGTATCAACGTCAAAAAGAACAATAGAAAACATTTGATAGGCATTCTGTTCGACAGGACCGGAATCCGACATGAACATCCGGAATCTGACTTCGGATTCCGTAATCATATTAGCGATCGCCGGGTTCAAGATTAGTATTTCATCACCGGCCGCAACCGCAACGGTAAAAGGATTGGTTGTAAATTCCCCGGTAGTACTGTCGTAATCGACAATAACCTCCAGTTCACCCTGGGGAGCCGCACTTGTCCCGGTACCCTCTTGGAGCACATAAGCCCACCAGGGATTAGTCGCACCCATAAATTTACCCGTACCAAGTCCGGCAAGATTTTCAATAGTGAATTTATTACCGGCAGCTACGGAATCTACCCGGCCCCAAATAACAAGTCCCCTGATATCGGGACTCTCAGCATAACCGTCAAGTAATTTCATTCTAAGCCTCCTTACTCCAGGTCGTAATCGATTGTGATTACGCAGTCAGGTTCGGTGGCATCCGCGTAACACTGAATGGCTCCTATGAATTCCCGCCCTTTGAGATCCAGACAACTGATAACCGATGTCAGTCCGCTGTCGAGCGAGTACTGGCCGCGTGCCGGCGTAACACCGGAGGGAGAGGCTGTACCGTCATACGGATCAGGAGTAAAAGAGTCACGGAAATTAATAGTACGCCTGGCGGTACTCTGATTATCAATCGTAATCGTATTCAGCTTGGCTTTCATATTCGTCGGCACGGTGACCAGGGTAGCCACGGAGCCGACAACCACTGCCGTACAACTTGCTGTAGCCATCTTCGATACCTCCTAAAAACCTACTAGATCGGTGTAGTATTCTATCAAAAGGGCACGCGACTGCTCACTCTCGGTCAGTTTCTTGGGAGCAAGCTGGCACTTATTTAGTTTAAATACAAGAGTCATTTTATCATAATCAGGTCCGTCGCAATAAAGACGTAATATGATCGGCACCATGTTCCAGAGAGTGTATAAGAACCATACCGGAGACTCCTCCGGACTATCTTTGGGATATTTCACACCCAGGTAACGCCATATGGAACTGTTAACATCGGGGTAGATCGACGTTGAACCCACGGTGTAGATATACTTGTTCGACGGAATATATGTCTGCACCCAGTAGTTACCGGGCTTGAATCCCACGGCGATCTGGTAGAGGGCATTGGTTTGAACGGGATACATCTGCCAGGAGAAATTAGCCGTGGCTGCCGGAGTAGTACTGGAGGGATTTACTAAGTTAGAGAGGTCGAGATTACAGTAGTGTCCTGTCGGAGCTTTACGCGATATGGGATACCTCACGATAAGGGGTTCGTTGATAACCTCGAAAGTATTGTTGGCGGCCCACAGTTGATCGCCAGCCCAGGATTTGGTAAATTTTACCCACGACCCTTTCTTAAGCAAAAGGTCTTCGGGTTTAACCGCTACAGTAGCTCTGGTTAAAGTAGGGGAAAGTTCAGTTAACATGGCTCCTCCTTTTTCTCTCGTCTTACGGAGAGTATGTTCACTTTATAGTAGGGACTCCGGCAATTACCGGAGTCCCCGCATATTAAATTGTTAAACTATTGTCCGTTAGCTATAACCGTTACCGTACCGGTTATATCCGCATCACCGGCAGTTGCCCATGTGGGACCCCCGGCGCTTGTCTGCATGGTATAGAAAGTAAGTGTTACCACGTTTCCTGAAATAGCCCTTACCACTTCAAAAACGTAGTCAGCCTTATTGGGACCGTCGAAGGACACGAACACATCGGAAATTTCTTCAAACTGGCCGAAGGTTACATCCACCGCACCGGAAGAGAGAGTTGGAGCACTTATAGTCTGTATCTCTAACATGCTTCATCCCCCCTTAATCGCCATCGGCAATAACGGTCATAGTCTTACCCGTAAAGTCGGTGGTGATGGCATTACCCCAGGTATTGGTCGCGCTGACCTGCATCTTCTTTATGGTTACTGTGACTACGTTGGTTGCTATTGAACGCGTAGCCTCGAAAACATAATCGCTAGTCAGAGATCCTTCAATATAAACAGCCGCTTCGTTTACCTTCTCGAACTGTCCGAAAGTAACAGTCATGGCACCTGCACTCAGCGTTATAGAAACCGTCTGTATCGCCAGCATAGCATTTCCTCCTCTCAGTTATTTTTTACCGCCTTTAGGCAGTTAATTCCTGGCAGCGGGCACACACGAAGCTGAGAAGCTGGAATTTCGTACTGCCGGTAATACCGGGCATAACAGCGATAGCCTGGCTCTGTAGAGGACCTACGATGACCGGTTTCTCAAAACGGATTACCTGGATATCATTATTTGCCGTACCCAGATAGGTTTTTACATTCTGGCAGGCACTCTGGGCCGGAGTTGCTACCCCGCCGAGAGTAAAGGTAACATCGGTGATCTTCGGTACTTCGATCGGGTCAATAGCACCGATATGAATAACGGAGGCGAACTGCTCCATTGTCTGGCTTGGGACAAGATTCGCGGAACTATTAGCGGTAACTGTCGATAACCAGGTAAAGACGCCGCCGGAAGTACCGCCGTACAGACCGAGAGAACCGGTTGCCGCCGGATTCAAAATGGCACCACCGACATCCTTCGGTCTTAACCATTTGAGATCCAACATGGTACCTGCACCCAGGATACCGGCAAACTGTCCTTTGGCCTGTTCCTTAGCCATACGTACAGCAATAAAAATAGACTGAACATTCTCGGCAACCAGGGTGGCGATAAGCGGATTATTCGTCTGGTTGACCAGAGCATCAATCTTAAGTAACAAAGTGTCTGATTCCTTCGCGGAAAATGCGGCCAGTGCTATCGGAGACATGGTTTGACCGGGGTTGATGACTGCCTCAGTACAGGGATAACTCCCATCTATAGGCCAGTCTCTTACAAGTCCTTTATTTGTCTGATAAACTATACCCATTTTATTTCGTGTTCCTCCTTCTATTTAATTTAGTGTTCCACGGGTAGCTACGCCGCCGGCAAGTGCACCCCTCACCCCTACATCCGGAGTAGCTTCAATCAACCGTATAGCCCTGCTTGGCCTTCTTGCCTGTGAGGTACCCGCGCCGGGCATTACCGGCAATTCCGGGAAAGTTGGTACAGGCGGTAGATCGGGTATGACTATCGGAAAATTGGGTGCAGTCGGCAATTTACTGGTAATATCATTGAGTACTGCGGATACTTTGGGAGCACCCGTCGGTAATTTCGCTTCTATGGCAACGGGAAGCGCGGCGCCCTGGGTAAGAATATCTTTATAATTTACTGCCATTTCGTCCTCCTTTTATAACTATTAAAATTAAGTACCGCTGACTTTACTTACAAAGTCACGTCCGACACCGCTGACTCTGTCGAAGAATCCACCGATTAAACGGTGCGGGCCGGGGATACCGATCGTAGCATCTAAAGGCTTATCCAGCACCTCGGATATTTTCCCGCCTACCCCCTGGACATCACCGACGAAGCCATTAACAAGTAAAGCGAAATCCTGGTGTGGTGCGAGAGTACCGGGGTGAGGAGCAGGGGGACCTACGATTCCCGTTTGAACATCTTCACTGACGGGAATTCTCACCTGCCTTGCCGTGCCACGGAATGGAGACGCGGGTAACATTGCTTTCCAATCTTTCATTGTCTACCTCCGTAATACTTTCGAGGTTAGCAGAACCCCGCTTAAAAAGGAATGGGGTAAGCATTCCAAACTTTCTAAACGAAAGTTCTGCTTACCCCATTTATTGAATCTGCTATGTATATTAGTATGAGCAGGGATTAATGTCAAGAGATAATACAAAAATATTTCAAATAGGTAGAAGCATCGGCGGGGGAGGGATTACCTGAAATAGCCACGCCAGTTGCGGGCGTGGAACTATTCTCGCTTCAGGATCTCCATACAAAACAAAATTATCCCGGTTGAACAATACCAAGTCCCGGATCAATTCGTCATCCACTCCCGCGGCATAATCGTTATAGCTTTGTTTCTGAATATCTCTCACCTCGCTCACGGTCTTACCGTCCAGAAGAGCGTTCAGACCGGCGACAACCGGCATCATACAGGGTTTTGCCAGTTTATCTTCCCAGGGCACAGGAGTGCGCATCTCATCCAATATCCACAAATAATCGTCGGTCCAACCCAAGAACGCCGCCGCCCCATGATCGATCAGATCGGGACCGAGATAATCTCCCGACTGGCAGGTAAACGAGTAGATAACCTTATCTTTCACCTCGTCGTCGCTATACTCTCCTACTTTGAGCAGTACAGTATCATTCTGACCGGTAACCATATCGGAATCGCCATGACCTACGACTATAATGACATCGGAATTGCGTGCGGTTAAAGAAAAGGGCAGACGCCGGGCAAGCGGACCATAAAGTTGAAAAGGTTCAAGACGCGGGGCAATATACTTTAAAATAAACCCGCTGGCGCTGCGCGTGGAGTGATCGAAGTCGGCCATGGATAGTGTCGCGGTCATCTGGCCTCCCTATTTTCGATTCACCACTCTGTTCATTAAACCAGCAAACTTCGGATCGTCTGCGATTCTCCCCGGCAAACTGCTTAAAGAAGCGGTATTGGGATACGACTTGTTCACGCCGGATGAAGCCAAAGAGGCACTACTTCCCTGCGACGTAAGGTAATCCTGCATTGCTTTAGCCGCCGCCTGCCTGCCTTCCGGTGTCGTCGCCCGTGATAAAGCCTGCTTCAACATTTCATATTCGTAAGACATAAACTACCCCTCTGTTAGAGCTACCGTCACGTAGTCGATCACATAACTGCCTGATTTAGGAATAATAAAATTCGGGTCGTACGGTCCTGTCTGACTTGGACTGACCGACTGCTTAATATACTGAAAATCACCTATATCAGGCACAGTCATATATACCATTTTCAACGGATATTCCCATCCATCAGGTATAGTATATTCCAATGTGGCATCTAAAGGACGGAGACTACCCAGAATAGGATCATTTTCTACGGTAAGCACCTTCGTTCCGGTACTGTCATAGAGATATACCGTATATTGTATCATTACCGGAAAAGGATAATTCGCCAGACGTATAGTTACCTTCTTAATAGTCACCTTCTCGTACCACGGCCAGTAGATATTTAAAAACCTAGGAAGTGGAGGTCCTTCCACAGGACTCATAGGCAATAATAAATCAGGATTCATTTTGACCTCCTACGTAATCGTAAACGAAGCATATGCCGAGTGACCGAAACTATCTTTCGCCGATATCGTATAGTTACCGGGATCCGTTACATAGAACGAGCCGCTACCGCTACCTGTACTATCAGCCGTAGTCATAAAAGTACTGCCGTTGCTCAATTTCAACGTTACCGCATAGTTAGGCTCGAATCCCGCTATCTCGTAATGAACTTCACTCCCGAATATCGTAACCGATATATATTCATTTTTCTCGTACCACGGCCAGTAGATATTCATTAACCTGGGTAAAGGCGGACCTTCTTCTGGGCTCATGGGTAATAATAATTCTAAGTCCATATTATCCTCCTAACTGATCACGATATTTACCGGACCACTGGTAATCGTTGGTTCCCCGTGAGGTCCCATATAACCCGGGAAAGTACCTATGGAGTATATCGTCGCCCCACCCGCAGCTATCGCTTTAACCTGGCAACCCGAAGCCATAGTGGTAAATGTAACCAGATGCGGGTCTAAAGTATAAAACTGAACAAATGAGGAATTGACTATCTCTATCCTACCGTCGGAGTAGTATATCTTAGAAAGAGCCATGACCCAATCCCCGACACGCATGTAAAACGGGTTCAGACTGGTACCCGTTATTGCTATTTCCAGCCGTGTAATACCGGTCACGTCACCTGTAATACGGAAAGACGCCGTAGCTTCATTCCCCGCCGTATCGGTAACAAACAAGAAATACAGACCGGCTACGGCATTTACACCAATATAACCCGTGCCTCCGCCGTTGGCATCAGTATTGGCCGTCATGGGATTAGATACAATCGATCCGCCTTCGGATAGTACCTTAACGGTTACCACACCGTTTTTCACAAAATTAGTAAAGGTGAAGGTCAGTGTTTCCCCTGCCTTTAATGAGGTCGGCGATACCGTTACCGCGGGTATAAGCATTATCGTGAGTGATGTCGTGGCCGAATGTCCGTAGTTATCGGTTGCCTGCATAGTAAAAGTACCCGCATTATTACTGAATATGAAAATATTCTGACTACCGTTACCATCAGGGCCCGCGGTAATATTGAACGGAGATGACCCGGCACCCTGTACCGTCACCGCCGCACCTGGTTTAAACCCGGTAAATGAAACCGTTACCGCATCGCCGCTGTTTATCGTCGAAGGTGTTACGGTCAATGTGGACAGTGTTGAGGGTTCGGTCACTGTGAAATTAGCGGACGCGGAGTTATTATAGGTATCCCTTGCCTCAAGGATATAGCTCCCTGCCGGATCGTCAATAACAATTGCTCCGTAACCGGCACCGCTTGAATCAGCCGTAACAGTTGATCCTTTTCCTGTCTCTGCTACTCTCACTGTTACGGTACTGTTAGCTCTGAAACCGGTAAAGTTAAAGGACAACGTGTTCCCTCTCTGCACAGTGGTCGGAGTAACGGTCAGAGTAGCGGCACCCGCCGACTGTATCTGCACGACATTATTCTGCCTGGCTGTGAGTAATGGGGAAGGCATACCAATAAGGTCATTAACCCAGTCACCAATCTTTACCAGGATATCAAAAGGTCCATCGGAACGGTTGGGAATCGTCAGTAATATAGTCGCATAAACCGTAAGCGGCTGGTTAGGACTGGAATAATTGACGGCAACATCAACATGGACACCGGTTCCCGACACCTCGTTACTACCTTTGGCAAGATTAGCGTAAAGCGTTTTCTGCCATCCTCCCAATCCCTGGTACTGGAAACTTACGGTTATACTCAACGTATCACCGGGGCTCTTATTAATAACCTGTCCGGCGGGCACCCCGTCATAGCTGAAAACCGCCAGGTTACTGACAGTATCGGCTTCAGACCGTATATTAACCACGTCGTTCTGCCTGGCTGTAAGTAATGGGGAAGGCATACCCAAAAGATTGACCCAGTCACCGATCTTTACCAGGATATCAAAAGGTCCATCGGAACGGTTGGGAATCGTTAGGGTGATAGACGCCAGTTGTGTTGTCGGCGTATAAAGACTGGCATTTTCAACAGAAATACTCGCATGTACACCGGTACCTGATACCTCATTGCTATCTTTAGCAAGATTAGCGTAAAGCGTCTTGGTCCAGTTACCCGGCCCTTTGTACTTGTACTGGACATTTATCGTCATCGTATCGCCGGGACTTTTAGTGATCTCCTGGCCCGCGGCTGCGGAATCATAAGAAACGATATTCAAGTCGCTTATGACAGACTCGTCAGTCTGTATCTCAACGACATTCTCGACCAGAGGGAATACCTTACTGCCGAGTTTAACGTAGATATCGAACGGACCATCGGAACGGTTGGGAATCGGAATATCTATGGTAAACTCCTGTTCAATGGGAGTATCGGGGCTGGACTCGGTCACTTCTATGGCTTTACTATTCCCGCTAAAGGATACCTCATCGGTACCATGCGACAGGACCGCATAGAGCGTCTCCCGCCAACTTCCCGGTCCCTGATACATAAATCTTACGGTAATCTCCATCGTATCACCGGGATTTTTAGTAATTACCTGCCCGGCAGGAACACCGTCATAAGAAACTATTTCCTTATCGGTGATCGAACTGGCGCCCTCACCCGTCGTTGTTTTTAACGCTGGTTTGGAACGAGCCAGCACGGGAAAGGATAGAATATCCGCCAGACTCTTAGTACCGGAAATAAGCAATGGCGCCGGGGTAGCAATCACGGTATAGTCAAATATCCCCTCCACTTCGGGAGTCCATTTAATCTTAAATTCTCCGGTAATGGGTATCGGAAGACCGCGGGCGAATTCTACTGATTCGATAATACTGGGTTTATTCCATTCCTTATGCTGGAGTTCGGCATATACCCAGGGGGGCGCACCGACCGCACCCTCGATTTTCGCCGTACCCTCTATGGTATACTCGGTACCAATAGCAACCGTATCCGGCAGGGATTTAGTTATTTCAAGCTCTACGAAAGACATATCAGCCTCCTACTACGGGTCTTTAATCTTTAATCAGTTCCGCAAGTGGTAATTTCGAAGCTTCTTTCATAATTTGGCGTATCTCGGCGATTTTCTCCATATCACACTTGTTGATCATTCCGACAAGCTCGACAGCCTTGTTCAGAGTTTCGATTCCGGGATTTTGTCTTTGCAGTTCAATGATCTTGTCAAGAAGATCGGTAATGGACTTGATCCTCTCCGGGGGAAGTTTGGTTAGATATTCCGCTAAGACATTAACTTTCTGCAATAGAGAGTTAGCCTCGGCGGGATTGGGAAGTTTACCTAAAGCATTAAATAATCCGCTAACCATAGGTCTATTTTAGCACACCTCCTTGTTTAGTCAATAGCAGACTGACACCGGGCATCACTATCCGCTGGTTTTCCCTGACTACATAACGATAGCGCCTGGCGAAATCAAATAACTCCTTCGTTATTTTCACATCGTGCAGACAATAATCCACCAGTTCGGCATACCTTCCTTCCTGGTAGAGAACAGGAGCAAGAGAACCATTACCGCTTTTGTGCATACCGATGGTATCAAAAACCACATCGTTTAATTTATAGCCGCTGTGAGTATTATAGCTATATTCTTCTGGATTAAGACCAAGCGATATCCATATTTCCCTCAGTATGTCGTAATCTTTCGAGGTACGGACCGGGTTATCATACGTGGCGTTGATCACCTTCCAGTCAAAACTAACTGTGTTATAACCCGCGATAACATCATAGTTACACAGTATATCCAAACCCTCTTTAATATTCTTATCATCAAATACTCGATAACGGTGTGTAACGTAATCATAGATGACAAGCACGCTCACTCCCATTTCACCATAACTCGACCAACCGAGCGTACACTCCGAGATAGGTTTTTTAATTTCCAGGTCGAATACTGCAACACGCATATGATCACCCCTTTTTTAACTGGCTATTTATTGTCCACCGGATAAAGTCATAGGTAAGTTCATCCCCGTTGATATTAGAGGAAAAATTATCTCCCTTGAGATAGGGCGTAAACGCACTTACCATACGGGCTAACTGGCTCTCTATAGGAGTCGGTTTGAAGTTGGGTTCTATTTTAAAATCTACTAATATGGTTCTACTGATCCACTCGGCGAGCTGCCCCAGGGTGGGCGGATGAGGATTGGTCAGCCAGTATGTACCCGGGTCCGTAAACTCCGCCATCTTCTCGGCAACCTTATCGATGCGCACCATATTCAGGTAACCGTTGGGATTCCCTTTAGCGCGGAACACCGGTCGTATCACCGGCAGCCGAAGACCGCCTTCAACCGCGCGTCTAATCCTTTCGGCCCTCCTGTGCACTCTTACGATCATAGAGACAAACTGTGGAAAGTGACCGCCGCAGGGGTAATCCGGGGTACCGAGCACAATAGAGGGTTTGAAGATAGTCTTCAGCGGTATATCGGACTCACGTACCAGCATCTCCGCAAGAGCCTTACTTCTCTCATAAGAGTTACGACCCAGGGTATATGCGGTCGAACAAAACAAGATATGGGGTATATCATGCCTGGTACAGAATTTTAGAACGTTCTCGGTACCCCAAACGTTAGTACGGTACGTCATACCATCTTTGTCGGTACCGAGATTCACTATACCGGCCAGGTGGAAAATCTGATCAAAATGAGGTAATGAGTCCGCCTCTATTCCCAACCCTTCTTTCAAAACGTCACCCTTGACGGCTATAACCCTCATTCTTTTTTCTTGAGGCGGAATACGGTAAAGCGCATATACGAGATTACCCTGGGACGCCAGATTATCTACCAGGGCCTGACCGATAAAACCTGAAGCTCCTGTGACTAATATATTCACCTCTTATTATCCTTTACTACCAGTATTGTTTTACATTGAAAACACTGCCAGTAGTCTTTTTTACCGGTGATATGTACCACTCTCTTACTTTTACAGACAGGACAAATAATCATATTTTACTCTCAATTTATAGTGTGGCATTTTTTATTGTAAAGTAACTTTATGCTTAACTATACGGGATAAAGTCCATCTAGAAACCCGCCACCGGCGTGCCGTGGTTGGAACACCGTACCGACTTATTTCAAGCAGTATACGAGATCTGTTACTTTCATAGTAATCTCGCATCAATGCCCAGTTTCCTTTAGGCGGTAACGGTACCCTCGTTTTCTCGAATTCCGCTACAGCCTGTTCATTAAGCTGCTCTACCCTGTGGACCAAACGCACAATAGATATTCCCTTCCTCAACTCACCATAATAGTCTATAAAATACTTAATCAACCCGCATTCACACCTTCCCCATGCGATACACTCTTCACCTTCTGCGGGAAACATCTCAGGAAACCGGTGAGCGTGAGACAATATGTCCTCCTAACCGAATATCTGACCTATAACTATTAGAATCTCATATACTGCACCGACTATAACCATGAGAGCCGCCCACTTCTTAAAATTAGATTTAAGTAAAAGCAAGCAGGCTAATAACGGGGGAAAGACTATAAAACAAATACCGGTGAGGGGTTTTAGGACTCCGATATTGATGAGCAACCCCTGATAAAAGAACATGAAAAGGAACCATGCGGTAAGATACCACTGGAGGGTTGAGAGGGATTTTACACTTACTATCGTTTCACCCATATCAGTTACAGTACTAATATCCCCATCTTCCACTGTTTTCGTCTGTCGTTCGCGGTGCACTATCCAATCCGAGTGTTTCCATACCTCATATGCCATACTCTTTACGCCTTTTTTGAGATTAGCGGAGGCGTCGTCCCACTCGTCTAACGCTAATCCCGCAAAACTCAAAACTATCATAAAAGGAACACTGGCTAGTAAGATGTTCATCCAGTTCGGCGAAGGATTGACTGCCAGAGCACCGATTATTGCCGGTATCGGACCGCAGGCTATACCTAGCGCAAGTTCGTGTGTATAACTAAATTTAGCTATAAAACTATACCAGAAAGTCATCGACATACCGACCACAGCCACAGGTAAAATCAACCATGAAACATTTATTGCTAAATATATTACAGGGATAAACGCCAGTATGATATAAACCACACCCAATATCCATGTCTCACGCAAACTTAACATCTTTTTAGCTATCAGATTGGAACCACCAGTATATGTTTTTTCCGCGCTTCTTTCCTCTACTTCGCCACTATCCAATCCGGTCATCCAATCCCCCGCTCCATTCAAGATATGCCCTGATGCCATTATTAGTAACGTAGCTACGGCAGCAACCCAAGTATTAACGTGTATTCCACCGGATATTACAGAACCCAAAAACATCGCGGCTAAAAAGTACGGAGCCGCAAACCACCTTGGGGCCTGGATAACGTAGGTCTTAAACTTTTGAATGTTCATTATCATACTCCTTAATAAGTGTATTTACTTTGTTTACGATTTCTTTTTCAGATAATTCTTTCAACTCATGTTCCCAAATAACTAACATTCCATAGCCATACCTTGAGTATACTTCACGTCTTTCTGACTCTTTTCTATAAGGTTGCGTCGCTTTGGGACCGTGCCAGTAATCACCAAAAAATTCAATTATTAGTTTCTTGCCATTACAATTGATGAAATCGGGTACTAAATTTTCTATTACCAATTTGCCACTACCGACATATTTCCACTGATCTGGGAAATATTTATCCAAGATAGAGCAAAGCTGTGTTTCTTTTTTATTTGGTCTTTTCATACCACGCCTTTGAGCCATTACCATTTCTGTCTTCATTCTTTTCCACTGTTCCTTCGCTATCCGACTCTGGTACTCCCTCCCCTCTGCTGTTCTCATACGTTCATGACCTTTTTGAAGGAACTTTTCAAGAATTTCTGGATGCTTTATTCGCGTTGTTTTAGCACCCTTCGCTGAAGATATTCTATGTTCAGGTGATTGGTTTAACTCTTTAAGGTGATTAAGTAACTTATTTCTAAATTCTGGCTCTTGCCATTTCTTTTTAAGGGAACCGCGTTGCTTAGTTATAAGACCTCGTTTTATATTAACTTCGGGAGTGTGAGCTTCTGGTATGTCGCCCCTTTTTATTGCAGCAACGCTCATCTTTTTTATAGTATCGGCAGTAAAGCACCCTTTCTTGCCTTTATTCCAAGCCTTAGTACCTTTACGACCCAACGACGTACACCGACGACTGTGGTATTTTATCTCACCTCTCTTTATTAAGGCGCTCTTATATTCCCAAAAATCAACACCACAATACTGGCACTTCAACCATACAATCTCAGCCCCTCGCCCACCTACCTCTCTTATTCTATCCCTTACTCTCATCTCCAACCTTACTCTTAGCTACTTTTAAAATTATACTCAGTACTTCAGCTACTGTAGTATTTGACTTTTGAGCCATACTCAGCAGAACCAGATATTCTTTTACATTTACTCTGATTATTCTTGTGTTCAATTCTGAAGGATATTTTCTCTTAGTCATGTATACATTATACTACACTTGTTACAAGGCTGTCAATAGTATTAGGAAAAATCTCCTCCTTATTTTCACTATAGATTACCGCTGGTTTTGGCTTCATACCAAAACGGCACAAAGTCATCCCCCCCGACATTCCGGGACCAATTGACAACATCGCCACATAATCTCCCGGTTGAATATTCTCACTCATTAATAGTTTCCCTTGAATCCCAACACTTGTCGAACTTGTATTACCATAAAGCCGTAGTGTCTCCCGCGAAAGAGCAAGTTTCTCCTCTGGCAAACTTAAAGCCTTACCTATATTATCTATCACCGAACCTCCTGCAGCATGTATAACCCACCAGGTTATATCCCATATATCCAGCCCATTGCGTTTTAACACAGCCCATACCGCGGGTTTGACCACCTGTGCCGCCAGTTCCGGCACACGGCGTGATAGTATCACTCTCAACCTTCCGTTACGCCACTCAAACCCCAGGTCATCAAGATACTCCGTATTGGTATTATTCTCGGTATCTATTATTTCCGGATGCCGCCAATCATCATCGTCTCCGATAAGAGCTGCAATAGCAGCATCGGCAAAAAGTGCATTACTGCGTAAAACTTCAAATCCGTTCTCGGGATCTGGACGGCAAGTAACATCATCGGGGTTTTCTCTCTCCGGCCAATACGCCAAACTACTTAATTCACAGTTCACCGCTAAAGCCTGCCCGCCATTGGCCTTTACATAATCATAAGCTGTTTTCAGACCAGGGAAAGCAGCTTCACAACCCATTCCGGAGTTATTAATTATATAGGTGTCCGGCGAAAATCCTAACCGCGCAGACAAAAAATGGGGAATAGTCGGACCGGGAGCGAATCCGGTACAGCTCCCGTATATCATACGTTTAATTGCTTTTATATCCCTTCCGTCCAGGCAATTTTTTATAGCTTCTACAGACAGATCCACAGCCTTTCCTCTATAGAGGTCTTGCTGTTCCTGGAAAGACATTTTCACCGCGTCCGATAATTTTATTACGAAATGACGCTTATCTATCCCGCTGTCACGGAAAATACGCCACCAAACCTTAGGATAACCCAATATATTAAATGCCTCTTCTTGGGTATACCAATACTCCGGTACCGCGTAACCAATAGAAATAAGTTTAACCCTGCTCAATTTTACCCTCCTTTACCAGATAATCAATAACATCCTGGACTGTAATAAATTTCTCCGCGACCTCATCCGTAACAATTACCATATACCTCGTCTCGAGAACCATCGCCATCTCTACCAGGTCAAGTGAGTCCGCACCGAGGTCATCTTTAAATTTAGACTCCGGTTTAATATTCTCTTCCGGCACATCCAGGTTTTTCGCGATAAAACCTATCAAATCACTGATTTTGTCCATAACCCTCTCCTGTATATCTTTTTATTTTTTCTGCATTCTTATAGAACCGGGCATGTTCCTCACACACCGGGTAAGTTAAATTTCCCTCTTTCACCATGAATTTACCGGGCTTACCACAGGGTCGGTTGCGGCTGCTCTCAGACGGGTGTTTACATTTCAACATCTAATCACCTACAGTACGCCTAAAGTCCGCGTCTAAACTTTTCATCTCTTTTCCCAACTGAACAGGCATAAAACAAGACTCATGAACCCAGACTATCTTACCCTCGATTTTTGTTTTTGCTATCTCGTTACCCACGAAGATCATTTCTTTACACTTCGGGCATTTCCTAAAATATTTAGCTGTAGGCATTATTTACCCCCACAAACATCTATTCGTCGTCTCCGAAATCACTGTGATTAATATCATCACGGTGCTGGCAGTAGTAGCACTTGCACTCCCGGTACTGCGGTCGGTGTTCCAACTTAAAACTCTCGATTAGACGGTCATAAGCCTTAACCTGTTTCTCCAATACGGCATTTTGCTTCGGTCCATTGTATCCCAAACTCGCGATAACCCCGCCACGCAGTTCAAATACCCGCCGGAACTTGGTTATCTCCTCTTCCAGCTCGAGACAGAAGACCGCAGCGTTCTTTAGCTCCGTGCCCCGATCACTACCCAGAGGTACCTCCGCACTCACCACGAACTTCTCATGTTCATAATTGCTCAAGTTAAACAGACGCTCATAGGTAATCCTTTCGTTTTCCATACTCACACTCCTTTAAAATTTTAAATACAATAACGCCATGGCAATAAACGAAAACAGGGGAATAGTTAAATTATCATCAATCATAAACCAACCCCTTTTTATAGCCGGTGTATATCTCTCGGCAATAACCGCAATAACAGCTCCCACCGCACTTATCCAATAAGGTTTGAAAAAATATGCCAGTAATAAACAGGCAAAAAACATACCAAGACTCCCCCACCAGCCCTTCATCTCACGTTTATAGAGTCGATTTCGGATCAAACCTGTGATCGAATCGCCACCAGCCATAAATAAAAGCGGTACGATAGCCAGCCATGGTTGATGTAAATATCCCCATCCCACGGCGATTATAGGGATACTAATCGCCGGAAAGTGTATTTCTGCCAGTGCCTGGGGACGTCCAGAACCGCCCGTACCCCGGAAAGTGGCAGGGCGCTTCCATCTAGCATAAAGTAGTAAAGCAGTAAATCCAGAGGTTAATATTAAGGGCCACCAGAATGACGAGAAGACGAAGGGTATTAACATATATCCCACACAACCACCTAAGTGCCCAAACTTACGGCTAACATGATGAGCGATCATACCGGTATCGTATATTAAATTCGCCAGGTATAGTCCAATCATTACCGCTCCGGTGATAAGCAATACGTAGGGTATTTCATTTAACATGGTAGTCACCTGCTTCTAAAGATTTAAGTTCTTGGCTATCTGATGGAGAAGATCTTCGCAAAGCTGTAATAGTTCCTCACTATCATACTCATCCAGATCCCGGTACGGATCGGTAATAATAAGCCATTTCTCGGCATAAGCCTTTCGAAAAATACCGGGCATCCTCAAACCATCCATAAACAAATCCACGCCGGTATAGCTGTCATTAGCCATACCCAGGAATATAACCTCATTACGGTATTGATCCGGTTTTTCATTGAGTATTTCAAGTTTCCCGCTATGCACCCGGAAATACAGAATAGTATGGTCCGGTCCCGGTCCATCACCGTTGCCGGGATCGTCGACCACTAATTTACAAACACGCCCTTCACCGGCCTGTCTCTTTTCTGCCGGTACCTTAGCTACGAACTTATCCTGGAAAGGCAAAGCCGCTTTCAATATCCGTGTAATATTCGTTTCTTTAGACACTAACTTCTCCTTGCTATCCTAGAGGTTAAATCCAGTATTTTTTCCTCCGCCCACCGTTTCATCCTGGATGACCGCGATACCACATCCTGACTGATCACCTTACCGTGTTTGGACATGATTTTACCGGCCAGGTCGTAAAAGTATGGCTGTAATTTCGCCATATTATCCACCTGGGGAAGGGATGCAAGAAAAGGTATACCCTGTTCTCCGGCGATTTTTCTCAAATCCATACCCTTCGAAGTAAAGGGATAAAAAGTAGCACCGCAACGCGGGCATAAACATGACGCCATATTCTCAACAATACCCAAGACAGGTCTTTCTGTGGTACGGAGAAAATCTATTGTTTTCAGTAAACCGACACAGGCTATCTCCGATGGTTGGGAAACTAGCACTACACCATAAAGGTCGGGTATGCAGTCAAAAAAAGTAAATGTCTCCTCAGACGTGCTCGGGGGCAAATCGAGCACAAGCCATTCCGTATCCTGCCAATCCACAACTTTGGTCAGTATATCTGCAATAAACCCGGTCCGGCCCTTATCAATAACTTTATCTCCGTTACTTAGAGTTCTGATTTTGTCTTCGCTTTGCCAGCCGACACAGGCAGACTCGGTAAACTTCGAAGCCAAAGGAAATATACGTATACCATCAATTATCGGTGGAATAAGTTTCTCCCTCTCCGTATCCAACTGCAATCGCGGCGGTTCTATACCAAATGCACGGTGTCCGCTTGTCCCTGATATATCTATTTCAAGATACCCGACACGGTTTTTAAAACCATGATCTCTAATTCCCTGGCACAACCCCGCCGAAACCGTTGACTTGCCCACCCCTCCCTTAACTGCAAAAACCGCTACTTTTTTCATCTATTCTCACTTTACATAATCATTTGACATAACTGGTTGACATAATAATGAAAACTAAAAACTTTACATAATATTGTTGGGACTATATATAATATATAATACTAATACTATATATCTTAATAATACCTCTTTCTTAAGAGTGCAGAGATTTTCTTTAAAAAACCTGTTACCCTCTACCCTAAATTATTTTTATGTATTATAACCTTAACAGACAGTTAATAGCAATACCTTTACGTCAGTAAACTAATTTATTTTATCTATTGCATTGAATAGTAAACCGTGTTATACTGGCTTTAAATATCGGAGGTGTATCATGGTTGAGCCTGTTACTATTACCCCGGATCAGAAAAAGGGGTTGTCCGGCATACGGTGGAGCTGGCGTAAGTTGGAAGAGGCGAAGGACTCGAATGAAATAAAGGCTGTTCTGGCTCAGGTCATGCAGGATGCCAATGATGATGTCCTGGTTACGCTGGCTATCCCGAAAGAGGTTTATGTGAGGATCATGGGAAATGCGAAGATAGCTCAGTATTGCGGCGATCTTAAAGAAATGGGTATAGACTCATATATATTCCGCGCCATCCAGGTATATGAAAATAACGTTAAAGCAATATGGGTTAAACGGCAGATATAGGGGTAGGGACGTATTGAATACGTTGTTATTCGAGTATGAAAAACTCGGAAAAACACTTAAGTGTTAGTCATGATAAAATGTTCTAAATATCAATTACTAAAATTTATTAATGACCGAAGTATGGTAGAGAATTGGGAAATAGCCCAAGAGTTTGATTTGGTATTAGAGGGTGTGACGGTAAAATTAATACGTTTAAAAAAACGTGGATTAGTGATAAATTTAAAACCCGGTTTCTGGGAGTTAACCGTTGAAGGTATTGAGGTGTTAAAATTATATGATAAAAACAAAAAAGACCGAAGAGGAACTTACTCAAGAGCGTGAAGCTGCCGCGAGATTAGCTGAAGAACATCGTAGGGACGGGGAAGGTCATGAACCCTTAACTCCCGGTCTAATTAAAGAGAATCCTCCTAATCCGGCGGAAGACTTTGCGAGTATAATGTTAACCTACCATATTCCTCAGGGTGATGTTGAGTCTATCATCAAATACATTAACGATACAGGGAATGACAATATCTACTTCGATATTCCTGAATTAATTGATAAACTAGTGAAATTTCCCCGTCAGATACCACCGGTTTCCCGCCGGCATATTATGGACCACTGGATAGCGTTGAATAAAATAGCAATACCGGAGAATTATGACAAAACCGTTGAGGCAACCCCTAAAGATTACCGTAAAATTTCAGGAAAAGAAAAGTATACCGTTGATGAGAAGGGGGCTATATTAGTCGCTTCCAGTGACGAAAATGCGTTGACGTATGCCGAAGCGGAAAAGCTTGCGGAGCGCCGTAAATCGGAATTGAAAGTTACCGTCAATACAGCCGGTCCTAAATATATCTATGATGCGGGTGCCAAAGCTATCCGCATGGCCCATGATAATGAACCGGGCGGTACACTGGATGAGGCCAAGGAATTAAAGCGGATAGATGATGCGAATAACGTAAAACCACCGGAGTCACCGTTTATGCAGACAGAAGACGGGCAATGGGCGCTTGTCCCCGGGGCTAAGTTATCTACTATCGAGATGATGACCTGGCAATCAATGCAAAAAGCGGCCGCGGCTGGCCAACCGGTAGATATAGTGACAGAATTTGCAAACAGTGCTGAGAAATTAAAGATGATTAGAGACTTATTCGGCGGCGGTAACAGTGTACCCGCTTATCTGGCAAGCCCTGAAGCCTTCGCCGCAGCGGTAAAAGCGGCAATGGGCGGCGATAATCAGGCTGTTAATGAATTAAAAATCGAGATCCAGAGATTACGTGAAGACCAGCACGCCGCTGAACTTCGTCAGCGCGACGAAGCGGTTAATAACTTGCAAACCCTGGTAACAAATGCTAATAATAAAATCAAAGAGCTCGAGGATAGGATTACTAATGCAAAACCCATGACAGGGAAAACAGCATATGATATAGTGGACAAATTACCGGGGACGATTAAGGATGTATCACAGGATATAAAAAGTACGATAATTGATGTGATGCGTAGCCCCGGTCCGTTGAACAGAGATCCTTCGAGACGTACCGCTGAATTAGGGAATATGGCGGATAAGATGGAAAGAGTGGGGAAGATGAAAGACTTCGGCGATTCATGGTTTAATATGAGTTAGTTAACGATGCGAGTTGGAGCAGTGGCAGCTCATCAGGCTCATAATCTGAAGGTCGTTGGTTCGAATCCAACACTCGCTACCAATAAAAATGGAGTAAAGATATGAGTCCATTCGGATTACCAAGATTACCCAGGATCGGTGAGAGTCCTATTTCGGCGGCGGGGGGATTCGTTAAGAGTACGATATCTGATATCAAGAAACTAGCCGAAGATATCGACGAGGGATTAGGTACTATTGATCAAGAATTGACCTCTATTACCAGAGAGAAAATACCGGAACAGACTGAATCTCAAGAGCCACAACAGGAAAACTTTGTATCAGATGATTCGACTTACCGTTTCCAACTGGATTTGCTAATAGATAATGCCACGGACCTTGAAACGGTACACCTTCCGAATAAAGGGCGTATAAATGGTGCTTCGTGTGATTGTATTTCAAAACATGCCCGCATACTCCGTGCACATGCTAAAGAGACGATCCCGATAGCATCACGCCAGGGGAAAGATACTATTTTCTTTTCTGAATTAGCCAAGTTTGCCGATCATCTAATGCAGATTGGCACAAAAGAGGCGGTGGAATCCGGGCAATACGATGACGAATTTTTAGAGAAAGCCGGCGTAATGAGTCGTTACCGTAAAAAGCTCGAAGACCTGCTCGGGCATACTCATGTCTCTTATAGCCAGCAGTGCGCCACCTGCCCGTCAACGTTGGATTTAAAGGCATTTATTAAGAAAAAAGAGACGGTAGTTGGTAAGAAAAACACCGAATCCATAGAGGAATCTACCGTTAATATCGAAGCCTAAGCCGTTACAAATTGGCATAAAGGTTTTTTCACCTGGTGAGACGCCCGGATCAACTAATCCGGGCGTTTTTATTTTATCTGTGCCGGTGTGCGATGTTATTTATATATATCAAAGACTGTTAATATCATCTATATCATCCCAAAATATATTTTACAAATCCTATTGACAAATACTGGATACATGGTAAAATGATAGTAGATTATATTTTATTTTTTGGATCTGGAATTGGAGATGGAAAATGGCAATTTACAATGATTTTAGACCTCGAAAATTTGATCAAATATTAGGCCAGGATACAATTACACAAATATTAAAATCTCAAGCTGTAACCGGACATTATCATCACAGCTATATGTTTTTCGGTGCTAGTGGAAGCGGGAAAACGAGTACGGCACGTCTCTTGGCCAGTGTCTTGAACTGTGATAGTCCACAAGCCGGCGAACCGTGCGGATCGTGTAATAATTGCCGTCTGGTACAGTCCGGCGACCACTGGGACACCATAGAGCTAGACGCTGCTCGTTTCCGGGGGATAGACGACATAAAAGACCTTTGCTTTAAGGCCAGTTATTCACCTATGGGGAAACATAAAATATACATACTTGACGAGTGTCACATGCTAACAGAGCCGGCATGGGCTTGTCTGCTAAAACTGTTAGAAGAACCGCCGCCGTATCTCGTATTAATCCTTTGTACTACGGAGTTCGCGAAGATACCGGAAACGATAACAAGCCGCTGTCAGCTCTACCCTTTCAAGAAGTTAGACGATAGCCTTATCAAGTGTAAATTACAAAGTATCTGTAAGGGTATGGGGATCACCCCGGATGAACGAAGTTTAAATAACATCTGTCAGACGTCTTTCGGGAATATGCGCCGGGCCGAAAACACACTAGAACAGTTATGCTGTCAACTAACCGGAGCGAAGTAATGAACGCTTATAAATTAATGCTGGTAAAAGATGAAAGCATCCATTATCCCGACGATCAGGTTGCCACTGCAGAGACAGTCGCTAAGGTGGCCGCCGGTTATATCGGTAGCCTTGACCGTGAGACCCTAATAGTGTTAGCTTTAAACACTCAATTACATATAGTCGGTATTAACACGGTATCAATCGGTACTCTGGACATGGCATATTGTCATCCAAGAGAAGTTTATAAATTCGCTATTCTCTCCAATGCGTCATCGATCATCATTGCGCATAATCACCCATCCGGGGAAACCAAACCTAGCCAGGCCGATATTGAATTGACTGATCGCTTGATAAAAGCCGGGGAGCTGCTAGGTATCACGGTACTAGACCATATAATAATAGGGCTGGAAGGGCGTTATTTGAGTATGAAAAAGGAAGGGTTAATTTAGGTACTGGACTGCGGCATAAGCCGACAGCAGATATAAACACGGAGGGCTAAAATGGCAACAATTTTAATGACTCCCGAAGGAAAAAAAGTAGCAATCACGAAGAAGACGGACGTAAATATTTACGAGTCTCCACGCAACCCACCGAACACCGGCACGGCGTACACAGCCGGAACTGACTTGTACGCACATAAGGCACGCTCCGGTAAAACTTACTTCTATACCTATTCTTGGTCAATGTGGCAAGGTAGCCAGGATAATTACGAACTGCTAACCGATGGTGAGGCTAAGCAATTTCTACTCCAAAAAGCTCAAGGCACTGGTTATAATGGCCTTGACCACTCGGAAAAGGAACTAGCTGAGGAATACTTTCCAGGTTTATTTGACGAAGACGCTTAGTTAATCCCTTGACCGTTGCCCGGGACCGGCCAGGTCCCGGGTATAGGTGAGCGGATTAAAAATAGGAGTGAGCGAGCATGAGTTACGATATATTTTACGGTAAGCAGTTTATAAAATTACAGGATACCGGCGAAGTAATTCCCCTTTTCTTGTCTGGATCAAATAACTGTTATGAGATATCTCCGAGTGGCGGGAATGGCCGGCGTTCAAGAAGCTGGAGTAATATGAACTATTACAATGGCGACCACAAATTAAGTAGTAAGCCGGAGACTATCCTCTTGAACCTTGACGCAGAGCTACAAAAGATGTTCAGTCGGCATGATGGGAATACCGAATATTATGACAAGACCGAGCCAGATGAAATAAAAAAGCACTTCGGTTACTACTCTTCAATAGTAGTTGGCTGCGGTAGTTGTGCCGATACGTCTTGGGATAGATGGAGAAGTCAATTCAGCAACGGTATTAAGTACGCTAAAACCATAGAGGAATTAAACGAACTTGGAGTCAACCCTTATCTGCATACGCTTGATTATGAGGGATATGAGGGCGCACCAAAAGAGGTTTACCTGAAAACCGAAGCGGAGTATTTCATTGAACTACAAAAATGGGAAGATTGGAAAACCCGAAGCGGGAAAGACTTTTGGATTAGTTTCACTCCATTAGACACTGATACCGTGTTGAAACGTTTACATCAAGAGAATACCAAAGAGTCTAAACCAAAAGTAGAGGTCAAGCAAGACCATTATTTTGTACTTTCCGATGGTAGTAACGCACTTATCAGATATACAAGCCGGGGGTTCAAATACGCTTATAATACTTCAAGCGGTAAGAAATTTAGAACAGAGAGCGAAGCGGAGAAATACCGGCAGCAGCTTATCGAAAAGAAGTTATATAAAGCGGACATCTGGAGAGTCGAAAAGATTAATCAATCTTGCAGCTTTTTAGAGACGGTTAAACCAGTGTCAAAACACGAACAGGAACTAAAGGACTTCACTCAACAGGAAAAGGAAAAGGAAGAACTAATAACATCGGGCCGGTTTGTGCGATGTTCAGCTTTATGGCATCCACCCGAAGACAAGGTCAAGGTTATTTTCCAGGGAAAAGATAGCGAGAAAGCCTATTTTATGAACCGGGCGACCTATCACACTATACCCTACACAGTCAATGCCACGATTGAAGATTACCAGGCTAAAGGCGAAATAACCGAATGCAGGACTCTCGATATTTATGACCCGGAGAATGAGCCGGTAAAAGAACTCGAACCGGCAGCTCCTGTTGTTACTACCAAAGAAGTTGTTGTTCCCTTTTTCCGGGAGTCGGGAAGTGGTATCAAGCAGGTTACTTTCAGCGGTATGTCAGTATGTGGTAAAAAGAAAAAAGTAACAGCTAACCAGAGTACTTTCCCTTTTGATATGGGATGTTAGTTATGATTCAAGAATATATCGGCGCACGTACCAAACACGTCTATTCCCGGACAGAATGGGAGACATTGGGTAATGACGGACAATACCGGATCGGTTATTCCGATGGGTATTCATGTTGTGAGAAAAGCGGTTTATCAGCTTGTAAATATTTAATAAAAATCAAGTCGGTAAACTCTTATGAACGAGGTAAACAACAGGCAGCTATAGACTGGTTATCAGATCCGAAAATTAAAATCTGCGGTAACTGCGGCCATGCCGGCGAAGATGTAAATAATCACCTGGCTTGGATAGGCGGACAGGGATACACGCCTGTAATAGATTGTGATGATCTTACGGCGTGCTGGAATAGGTGGGATCAAAAACACAAATAAAATATGACGGTATTAACCGGAAAGGGGGAAAGATGTTATCAAAAGAAGCTAAAAAGAAGTATATCAAAGGTGGGTATCACTGTCCTTATTGCGAAAGTGAGAATATCGAGGCCCGGGGAGATAAAGATGTTGAGTATGACGGTAACGAAATAAGGCAACTGGTTGAGTGTCTCAATTGTGGTAAGGGATGGTACGATCTCTATAAACTCACAAAAATAGTGGAAATAGAGGACATATCACTTGACGAGTTGGCCGATGAAGTAGTCTTACCGGAAATGCTTGTCTATCCGGGGGATAAACTAGACTTTGACTTCATATTTGAAAAGTCTTACCATGCAGATCACCGTGCAAATAAAGAGAATGTCCGGGGAGCCCTTAAACACCTGGTGGAATCCGGTGATGTTATAGAATCTAACAATCCGGAACACTGGATTGCTATAATTCAGCATTGACCCCTGGTAGTAAAATAAAACTAAAGGAGTAAAGAGCGTGGAAAATAAAAACACCTTAGTAGTATGTCCTAGGTGCAAACGAGTGGTAGATAAGAAGCATAAATACTGCGCTTACTGTGGCTTTCGTCTCTTAGAAGATGACGGTACGCGCCGGAAAATTAGAGAGCCGGGAATAGTTTTCCAGAAAGGATATTTTCTCCCAAGCCAGTTTGGAATATTACTCAAATTGTCATCCAAAGAGGGTATAACCTTCAAGTCTATCGATTCGGAGGTACACGGTTAATGGGCGATATAACCGATGAATTAAAGAACGCACAAGGCGGGAATGAGAAATCAGATTCTAAATTAGATAAGGTGCAGCTCTGTTATAAACTAATAAAATTACCATCCGTCAATATTATCCTGGGGAATGTTGGACGGGGAAAGTCGTCCCTCGCATACGAGTTACTAGACAAGTTATCAATGGAGTACGGTCTTTTGCCAGTGGTGGTTAATTTACCAGCACAGAAACGGAATCTCCTACCGGAGAATTGGGTTATCAAGGATATAGAGGGATTAAAACATACCGAAAATTGTATTGCTTTAATAGACGAGGGTACGACAACCTTACCAGCCGGAGCTAAGGTTGAAGAAATGGTAAAATCGCTATCTTCATTAAGTAGGCAAAGAAACCAAATAATCGTGATGATTTTTCACAGCGGGCGTGATGTCGGATCTCGAATCCTGCGCGGTATCTACGGCGCGATCCTGTTGAAAGAACCGTCTACCAGGCAAATTCAGTACGGTAGTAAAGACGCATGGATGAAGGATATGCTCACCGGAGCTAAAACGAAGTTTAAAGCACTCAAAGATTTAGGTGAAGAAACTAGAGCATGGACATGGGTAGATAGTGAAGAACCTGAATTTCAAGGAATGGCACGTAACGGACTCCCAAATTTTTGGAGCGATGATTTGAGTAAGGCCTGGAGTGGAGTGGATACGGATAATCAGATAGTGGTTACTAAACCTTCCGGCCAGGCTATGACTGCAATCGATATGTTCAAAGCCCGGGACACCGACAATGAAACGATGGACGAGTACTTCGATAAAATGGGTGTACCGCCGGACCCGGTCTTGAGAGATCTTATCTGTAAACTGGACGGAGAGTATCTTCTAGAGGATTTACAGAAGATTTGTAAAGAACAAAACTTACCGAGCTCCGGGGATAAGCATAAGTTAGTCTGGCGATTAATGGAGGCCGGATATTTTGAGGAGAAGAAATGAGCATGGAAGAAATAGTAGCCAGGTACGATGATTCTCTGCATACCGCACTTTCAAAAGCGAAAAGCAGTGAGGAATTTAAAGAGCTTATGGCAGAAGCAGAGAAAAGATGGACTAGCGATATTAAAGAGTATTGGAAAACTAAATGACCTGTCCGATCCAAAAGAAACAAAAGGGTATACCCGATATCCCCTGTAATGAGCGTTGTAGAATATGGGCGGTGTGCCCTTTTAAAAAATCATTGTGTTAAAGGGGGTGATAGACATGTTTTTTAGAATATTAGCTGGTATTTTAGCTACTTATTTTATGGTAGAAACTTTTATTATCGCTTTTAGAGTAGTTCCTACTCCTGATATTACCATTATTGCTAGTATGGCTAATTTTGCATGTGCTGCAATACTAGGGCACGTAGCTGGTTTTGGCAGCGGAAATAAGAATAAGTAATAAAGTGTTGCACTAATGACTTGTCCTATCCAAAAGAAAGAAAAGGGTATACCCGATATCCCCTGTAATGAGCGTTGTAGAATATGGGCGGTGTGCCCTTTCAAAAAGGAGTAAGAGCGTGAAAAAACATCTTTTAATAGTCGCTGGAATTTCAATAGGTATAGGCAACTCTTTAGTTATCCTGTGGATCTTTTTGACTGCGTATTTTCACGGTTATAAGACCCTGGTTGTTATTAACGACTATGGCGAAGCTAATTTCGAGTTAATCTTGATACCGGTAATGTTGATAATAAGTCTGATTTCGCTGGTAGTTTTTATGAAAGTTTATGGTAAACCGAAGAAGGAATAAGAGCGTGGATTATAACAAACTATTATTAGATATCGAGAAAGCGACCAAGGTTTTAGTTGAGGTCAATAAGGGGATCGCCGGTATATTTTTACAGGAGATAAAACCGGTGCGATTTATTTTCTTAACTTATATTGCTTCACCGAGACCGGACAAAGTTTGTTTGGGACAATGTATTCATGTTTATCCTATCAACGAGATACAAATACGTATCAGACAGGGATGGCAGAATACCGCTATACACGAGCTGGTACATCTTTATAATCCCGGATCAAGTGAAAGACAGGTGGTGAAGACTACTAAAGACGTTATTAAGTATCTTAAAATGAAGGAAAAGGAGTATTTTAGGAAGGAGTAAGAGCTATGAGCAGAGCAATTTGTACTGTGTGCGGGAAAGAATATAGTTGGCACGGATCCCGAGGTTCAAGATTAAAAGATAATCCTTCACCATGTTGTAATGCACCGGGAAAAGCTAACCGGTATTCGCCGGTAATTCCTAAAGTTATTAAGAAGTGTCCGGATTGCGGTAAGGCCGGGTTATGGTGGGCAAAGGCATTAAGAGCGGGACTCCGGAATGGCGATAGTTACGTTGGTGAACATGTACTGGGTGGAAACGTACCTTTGCATCAAAGAGGTGGTCTTTACTGTCCGCGCTGTCAGAAGTGGATTATACCGGTAAAGGAAGTACAGAAAATTGAAACGAACATCCCTTAAAGTGAAACGAAATAGCCGTTTGGTGAAACGATGATTATTAACCGTGTATGGAGTATGCCGAATAAGTGGACTTTCAAGATAAAACCTATAGCTGAATTACTTTCAAGGTATGTCGGTAACGGTAAGGGATGGATAGACCCATTCGCCGGAGAAAATTCCCCGGCTGAATTTACTAACGACTTAAATCCCGAATCACCAGCTAAATTTCACCTATTAGCCGAGGATTTTTGTAAACAAGTCGAAGGTATTTTCAAGGGTGTGCTTTTTGACCCTCCATATTCTTACCGACAAATTACTGAATGTTACAAAGGGATAGGATTAAAAGCGTCACAATTAGATACGAGTAATAGATTTTACAATTCGGTTAAAAATGCTATTTGCGACAAAATTATGACGGGGGGGGTATCAATAAGTTTCGGCTGGTCAAGTAATGGATTCGGATTAAACCGAGGCTTTGAAATTATCGAGGTGTTACTTATAGCTCATGGCGAACATCACAATGATACCATCGTAACCGTAGAAAAGAAAGTACAGTCAGGTTTATTATGAAACGAACACCCTTGAAACGCTATATATCATTACGTGATAGTACTTTACAGAAAGTGTTATTAAGTACCGGTATATATCGGAATATATCATCATGTTCTGGTATTAAATTAGTCTCAAAACGCCAGGCTCATATAAACTATCAGTGGAGTAAGACTGTAAAGATTTGTAAGGTCCGCTGCGGGGGAATCTGTGAAGTGAGAGGACCCGAGTGTTTATATAATTACGGGATAACTCCGCATCATGTAGTACCCAGGGCCCGCGGAGGCAGCCATACACCGTCTAATTGTCTTATGGGATGTTTGAATTGCCACGATCACCATAAGTATTCTGGAGGAATTCCACTTTCAATCGATGATGCTTTAGAATTAGTTAGAAGGTTAAATTTAGAACACGGGATTGAGGCAGGGTAGATATGGATGAAGGTACATGCCCGATTTGCGGCGCTAAATTAGAGCCTGTAATTATTTCCTGGGATAATAACCGTATGGCTGGTTACTATCCGTGTGCTGGTCATCAGGATTTTTGGGCTTTTTTCTGGGTAAGGAGAGGTATAGAACCTTTATGTGGCTGGCGATGGATAGGTAAACATCTTCACGATCTGGATAACTGGACACCCACGATAGAATATTCAGGACCCGAGAGCCATTTCAAAGTAACAGTCAAGGATAATAAACAAATGAATCAGGTAAGTAAAATGATAAGGGGGAAATGATGAAAGCCGACAATCAAAATAAAGTTATCGAACTGCTAATCCAGGACGGCTGGCAGCCGAATGGGACAACTTACGCCGATAGCTATAAGATTATTACCGCTAAAAGCTATCCTCTTGCGGGAGCCATTATTACAACCGGTGGGAAGCCTAAATACGAGAAAAACGGCTGGACAGTCTGCGTTGGCAAGAGAACCACGACATTCTATAAGAGGCCGGAGCAAATTGAACATTACCCCGCAACTCGAGCAAACTTGAATGGATACATTAATTTTGAGAAATGGCAGATGGATTCGATACCTACTAAGGATATCGATAAGATACAAATTAAGATGCGGAGCGTAGTATGAGTGAAATAAAATTAACTAAGGAATCACCGCCATGCGAATTCTATGCAAAAAATCATCCCAAAAAAGAACCGATTGTCAAACCCGGCGACAGGGTGCAGTTCTGGACACTGATAACTGGTATGACACCCCGGACCGGGACGGTAGATAGGAGTGAAATCCGGTACGGAGTTACCTATGCTACAATCACCCCGGACGATTCCGATGAGCAGGTATTTTTGTTTCACGGAGCTGTATGGGGATTTGAACCGATAAAGGAATTAAGATAATGAGGGGGAAATGAATTGTACTTTTTACTGTCAAAATATCCTCTAAGGTCAATACTTCGAGTAATCAGAATTTAAAATAACAGCGTATCAACAGTTTCTTGGAGTCAAGACCTTGAGTGTCACAGAGAAACTGATAAAGGAGTAGTATGAAAAAGACCAAACTCACGGGTGTCAGTGAAACCCGTAAATGGCACGGTAAGACCTATTATTTATTCGATTTCTGTGCTACTGAAGAAGAAACACGACAGGAACTACGTAACTTGCGTAAAACGGGCTACCTGGCTCACCACAGACCTTGCCAGGGCGGTTTCCACATCTTTGCTTGCCCTAAAGAATAATACGTAGTAAAATCTATGACAAAGGAAAGAAATGAGTATAGTGGGATATAAGGTCAAGTGCCCGGTGGACGGTAAAGAGTGTGATAAGATAATAAAAGCCTGTTGTTCTTGTCCGAGGAATAATCCGAAGTAGGAGGTCTATCATGGCTAAGAAAGTTTTGTATCCGCACGTAATAACGATTAAAAGGGAAAAAGTCATTAATGAAATGCTTGTTAAAAAAAGTCAGGATGGAAATTTTGAAATAGCCGAGAACACTTTAGAAGGCGGTACCAAAACGTACTTTGTTAACGGTTTTTCTAATGGTATGAGTTTTCAGATAGAATGTGTAAATCTTAATGCTGCAGAAAAATTATACAATCTGTTTGTTACCGGACAATACAAATATAGAGGTTAACCATGTCTAAAGAGCCGCTTTATCCGCATATACCAAAGAGTGAAATAATAAGGGACAAAAAACCCAAGCGTTCTCGTCCTGAAGAGTGCCCAATCTGTAGTGGGACCGGCAGACTAAGAGGTAGAATATGTCCTAACTGTGCCGGACATGGTACTATAGCATAAGTAGGAGTATTCCATGTCTAAAGAGCCGCTTTACCCGCATATACCAAAGAGCAAAATAGTCTATCCTGAATTCACAAAAGGATTATTGAGTTGGTATACCGAGTCAGGTGGAAGTTTACAAGCTGACGCGATAGGAAATCTTAAAGGTAAAGAACAAGTTATTGAGGTTTACCAAGATGTTGAGACCGGTGAATGGAAGTGGATTGTAGTTGATCGGCAACGCGGATATCGTTTTGATGGTATCAGTTCATCGGAACAAGAAGCAATTAACAAAGCCTCTACTACTTGGTATCATGGTAAAATTTCATGAAACTTCCCAAGAAAGCCCGGGTAAAAGAACAAGAGGAGTTCATAGAGAAGCAACTAAAAGCTATGACTCCAGAGAAATCCAATATACCACGTAGTGTAAAAGTCCAGTTTCCACATATCATTAAAAAGAAAACCGTTCTATTCCCCCATGTCAAAAGTTAAGTAAAATATTCCCAAAAATATTCCAGTTTTAAATGTTTTTACGCCTGTACCGGTAATGTTATTGGTAATTATGCCAGGCGTTTTGACAGCTTGCTTTTTAGGCCTGTTTGCGTTTTTGTATTTATAACAACAAATTTCACGATATTTTGTCTTTTAAACAACAAATTTGGTGCAAAATTGACGTCAATTCTGTTTCATTTTTGTGGTAAAACCACGCTAATAATATTAGCATTTCAGTCGTCCGATAAAATCGGACAACTCGTTTGTAAAAAACGACTTATAATATTAGTGCCTTTTGGACAAAATCTGAAGCTAGGTGGACTAAATATTACCTGTTTGCATAAACAAGTCCGCTTACCCTTGTAATTTCGAAGTAATAATATTAGTGGTAAATAAATAAACAACTCCTATTGACATAACGTCTATACAGGGGTATAATTAATTCGTATAAGAGCCAGCCACCTAGAAATAGGCGGGGATTATTAGGTCTCAGAAAAAATGGAACTTAACCACTCGGTAATGCGAGGGTTGCGTAGTTTGGGCGTCGTGAAACTCGGCGTGAACCATTACGAAGTTGTGATGTCCAGATGAATGGCTGGCTCTCAAAGAGGGGAGAAAGAGGTGCAAAGAAACGGCTAGCCATTTGGTGTTAGGCCAAGTAATTGAGAGCCGTAGTAGAAAGCCGAAAGGTACTGAGAGCCAAAATGGGTAAACAGGTGAAAACCAGCCTCAATCTCCCCTAGATAAAAGTTGATGGAATAAAAGGTGGGCGCCGTATGACCTCTCGTTGAAGGCACGGATGAAATTATCAGGCAGTGGGTTGTACCCATAACGAGGCTGCCATCCCACCATAGGTAATCGTGGAGAAACATGAGTTGAAGGAGCAAATTCATGGATAACATAAAAAAGCTGAAAGTATATGGGATAGACCCTAAGCAGGATATTAAATTCTACTATCGCAGGATGATAAATGGAGCGGTTATAACGGCTTGTGCCATCCGTCTCCCCTGGCAAACAATGGGTGCCCAGGATGCCTACGCTAGAGGGTTGGCTGTTTGTACCCCGCAAGACCAGTTCAATAAAAAACTGGGTCGTACTATCGCCATGGGCCGGGCAGTGGCAGCTATAGAGAAGAAACGATCCTTCGGAGACATCAATACGAGTTTTCTTATTCCCGAAGAATTTGAGAAAGCCTCACTGTCTACCTACGGAGACGTATCGGTTTTGACCGAATCTGAACGATCCTTGTTTAAATTAGATAAATCAAAGGAGGAGTCAACCCATGGCGTACCGAAAGGTTAAAGGACATATAAAGATTCCTAAAAACAGAAGAGATGAACGTAACCTGGAAATATATCAGCTATGGCTGGAGAAACGGGATGAGTTGACCCTCGAGGATGTCGGTAATAAATATGGATTGACCAGATCCCGTATCTGCCAGATTATAAAAAGACAGGGTGAATTGGCTTTGGCGGGAGAGGCGGAGAAATGACCATAGACAAAGCCATTGAAATACTAACATTGCGTTCAAAAAGTCCTTTTGTGAGGGCAAATAAGGATACTGTAGATGCTCTTAGTCTGGGTATTGAAGCCCTGAAAGCTGTTCAGTTTTGGAATCATAAGCAACTGCCTCAATTCCAAATTCATCTTCCGGGGGCGGAGAAATGAAACTTTCTAAAAATCTGGCCTTCGTTATTATTCTTCTCTTGTTTTTACTTTTCGGGATCTCGGTGGTATTACTCCGGTGTAACCAGATAATGTAGAAGGCGGAAAGATGAAGTTTTGTATTCTTATCTTGTGTCTAAATAGTCTTGCTTTGGGGGTTCACCAGATTAAATATAGTCATGATTTAATCAGTGGGATTATAACCATAATTTTTAGTATTGTGGTGTGTGTGGTTTTTTTAATTAATAAGAGATTATCCTGGTTTTCTGGAGTAAAAGATTAAGAATCAGTTAAAGACTTAATAAAGGAGTGTTGAGCAAAGATGAAAATTTATCTGTACTGTAAACCTGCGATAGGATGGGGGGAAAACGATGTAGTAGGTTATGCAATAGCCGAAGATGGTATTGGTATAGCCTCTCATTTGAGTACAAACATAGGGTATTCAAAGCATGACATGGGTTTAACTTCTGATTTGAAACATGATATTTACAAAGAGCATTATCCAGAGGGATATGAGTTAGAGTGGGTTGATAGCCCCGATACCCATGAAGGTCTTAAAAAGGCTCTTGCTTTAAATGAAGAATTATTTCAGAAGCAAATAGCTAATCCCGCATCAGTAACAATAACTATGACTGAATAATCTCCCAGTAAATAAAAGGAAAATTAATGGAAGATACCGATTGCCAAATAGGAAAACGAGTTTTGGTTACAGAACTAAATGTAGAAGGTACTATTTACGAGAGTGGGTTGCCTGATTTTAGTGTAGATAGGATATATGGAATCAGATTCGATAAAACAGTTTTCCCTGTAAATTTTATTGCAACAACTGTGTGGCATTGTAAAGCAAGTGAATTAAGTGAAGACCGTAATGATTATCTTGAGCAATTAGAAATGGACAATATAAAGTTAATTGATGAAAACAAGAAGTTAAAAGGAGAAAAGATGTTTAGTGAATTAAGTTTAGAATACACACCTATTGATATGTCACAAGACAAGAATACTATTAATACTGAAAGTGGCTGTTGGATTGCCAGATTTAAAGAGCAAGGAATTACTGCGTATGGCAAGACATTAGAAATTGCCACAGAAAAGGCAACTAAAATGTTGAAGGAATGGTATTTAGTGAATCAGGTCTCTCTAAATAATAAGGAGTGTTGAGCTAAGATGAAAATTAATTACACGATAACAATATATGGTGAATCAGCCAGTGATATGCGTGAGGTAGAACCCGATGATGTCGCTGATACAACATGGGAATACCAAGATATCTGTTGTGATGACATGAAAAAACTAATTGATGGTCATGTTATTAAACCGACTACAGAAAGAGTGACACGTAAGTCAGGTTTGGACAGTATGCTAATTTTTGCCTCTGATTTCCCAATAATAATGCGGTACTGTCCCTTTTGTGGGACTAAGTTTACCTTCCATGAAATTGGGAGGTTAAAGAGAGTTAGAACAGCCGCGTTACCCCGTACAAGGTACGAATACGAATATGAAGAAAAACCTGTATAGAGTTATAAAAGGAGTGTTGAGTAAAAATGCTTTGTTACAAACACAAAATAAAATTAGCTATTGATGCTGTCGGAAACAATTGGTGCCCTAAATGTGTCGGCGAGAAGATGGCTAAGGAAGTTAGCAAGAAGCTTAAACTTAATTTAGGAGTGTGAGCTAAGATGAGTCATCCTATACACAATAAATCAGTGGATATCGAGATTAAACCCGGGGAAAATCTTCCGGATCCTTTTACTTCTGCACTTCAGATACAGAAATACGCCATTCAATTTCTAGCTGAGAATGATAAATACTCCCGGTTCTACTGTTCTGAATACGAACAAATGACGATGCGGTGTGAGGTGAATTCACAGATGATCTCATTTCTGAATCTTCCACGAGGTGAATGGATATTTCAAAATGTCATAATGGATACCTCTAAACGTGATCCCCAGGGTAAACCTACTTTAATCCGCATGACCTATCATCCTTCTGTATCCCTGATTAATATACCATTCATAGTACTGCCGGCAGACGGGGAGAATAACGGAGAGTATATACCGGAAGATACGAATGAGGATCTGAAACATATACCTGGTACAGTTTGTCCCTATCATAAGGAGACAGTAGGGACTTGTAAGGAAGATAATTGTGTCGATTGTCCGGAGAGCTAACGTATAAAGAGAGGTTAAATTTAATGAAAAAGCATACAGATAAAGAACGTTTAGACTGGCTAGAAAAGAATGATGGTTGCGGCCTGATTAGTGATGATGCCGGAAGATGGGCGGTTAGTACAAGTGGCACCCAGAATTGTCCCGATTCTGAAAAACCAATTGATATCGCTACTTACTTTTTTGTTGAAGCTAAGGAATGGCAGAAATCTATTCGAGAAGCTATTGATTATGCCATTGACCATGAGATGAGCCAGACTAAGTGAGGTGTAAATGGGTGGAACTATATATCCTGAATGTCTCATGACAGAAATTAAGGTATTTGCAGGGTTTGATTCTGATTCAAGAATCCTGTATGTATTCAAGAAAAGACCTTTAAAAGTGAGAAGGGAACTGGCTGGAGGGAGGGGGTGGTTATCCTTTCTCCACCCTCTCCCGAAAGTTAACGATAAGTGAGGTTAAAGAAATGCGTGAAAGATGCACCTGACATTAATAACTTGTTAAATAGTTATACCAAATAAAAAAATAAAGGGAGAACAATGGAAAAGAATAAGAAATTAGTTTCAAGACGAGACTTTCTAGCCGCTAGTGGCGCCGTCATAGCGGCCGGTGCATTAAGTGCATGTACACCAAAGACATCAACCGTAACTACTACGGCAGCTCCAATCACGACAACGAAAACAGTAACTAGTACCGCGACTCAAACAGCGCCGGCAGTGACTACGACGGTGACAGGAACAACGGTCACAAAAACACCCGAGACAGTTTCATTCGATGTTATGAATCCGGCGGGCGCAATCGCACCAGTACCATTCACGGGGTTAAGTAATCCACGTCTTACTACTCTGGAAGGTAAGAAAATTGTATTGACCGAGAATGGTAAACCTGGCTCTGGTTTCTTCTTAGATGAGCTTGCAATATTGTTAAAGAAGAAATATCCCACAATAACAACCTTCCGACTGCGTGGCACAGAAGCTTCAACGAAGATAAAAGATGAAGCAGACGCCTGGGTCCATGCAACCGGTGACTGAGGACAATGCACCTGGGCAGGGTCCCAGACTTCAGTCGGTTTCGAAAAACTTGGTAAACCTGGTGTGTACTTCACAGCTGATAGCTTCCTTAATGATGGTAGATCAGGAGCGGAAGATAATGGTATGCCCACACTGCGCATACTGACAGTACCGGCTGGAACGTATTATCCAGCTCGTGTATCAACAGAACTAATGCGTCCCATCGCAGAGTTGGTCTTCAATGATCTGGTCAAGGCGCTTACCACTCCTCTCACGGATGCCGAAAAGAATCCACCGCCGAAAGTTATCGATGTCACAACTCCGATAAAAATCACCGGCAGGACATATAATGAGGCTCTGGAGTTTATGCAACAGATTTTTCTCACTAATCGTTGGATAGATAGTCTACCGATAATACCGCCTACTGCAGAAGCGGTTAAGTGGATGATGACCGGTACAACGCGCTCACCAAAGGAAGTGCTAGGTGTTATGGCGCCTAAAGATGGTGAAGTTACCATAGAGAAAGTTGCTATTAATGCGGTAATGGCAGGAGCCAGGCCGGAATATTTCCCTGTCATCATAGCCGCAGCAGAATGTCTGGCATCTCCCGATTTCTATACTCTTCATCTACAGGCTTCAACAGGATCGGAAGTTCCGGTGATAATTGTTAATGGACCTATTATCCAAGAAATTGGAATGAATTTCGAAATGGGATTCATGGGTGATAGTTGTCGGCCAAACAGTACGATTGGTCGTGCAGTAAGTTTATGCATGATTAGTCTTGGTTGGGCCTGGTCGCAGTTCAATGATCAGGGGTTAACGGGTCGACCAGAGGGCTATTGTAACTTCGTTATTCCTGAGAATGAACGGGACTCGCCCTGGATGCCATACCATGTAGAATTGGGGTACAAACCGGAAGAGTGTACTGTAACTGTGGCTTCGTCTATGGCATATACACGGCATGGCTCCGGTGGTGCGGTAACCGCCCTGACGGTTGAGGAAAATATGCAATCCCTGGCGAATAATATCGCTACCGTAGGTACATCCGCCAGTTATGTATTTAGGACCGGCGTTAATGCCAAGAGATACGTTGTAACGATACAACCCGCACTGTCCCGAGATTTGGCTAAACTCGGATACGATAAACAAAAACTAAAGTTATGGCTTTATGACCATGCTCTCTTCCCATGGGACGACCTATTCCCGGTTGAGAAGACAGATTTGGAAGTCTCTGTAAAAGCGGGGCGTATTCCAGGTGTAACCATGGATGATCTCAAACCAGGCGGTGGTATTCGAGCATTCCGAGGTCCAGACCACATGACCATAGTGGTAGCAGGCGGTGAACCCTGTTATTGTTGTGTGTTCTGTTACCCCGGACCACATACACCACCATCAAAACCAGATCAGCACATAACCAAGAAAATATATGGAGCAGCCCTTACTAAGGCAGGTAAGTAGTTTACCAGCCAGCAGGGAACTGGCTTTCGGGAGAGGGTGGCTATCCTTTCTCCATCTTCTCCCGAAAGTTAACGATAAGTGAGGTGTAAAAGGAGAGAAATGGGTGGAACTATATATCCTGAATGTCTCATGACAGAAATTAAGGTGTTTGCAGGTTTTGATTCTGATTCAAGAATCCTGTATGTTTTCAAGAAAAGACCTTTAAAATTTCACAGGGAAACAACTTCTTACTCTCGCTTATATAAAGAATTATCATTTGTACCGCCAAGGGGAGTATTGTTGTGTATAACTCTTTGGCATAATAGTTTTCCTGTGAAGTTAGAAGTTATGAAAGGGCATGACTGGACTACGATATACAAACTTCAAGAGCTACCGGACGATCGTCAATGTTTAGCTGGATGTCATAAACTATGAATAATATCTTTGAGAGCGAAGCGATCCGTACCGCAGAACAGACCCGGGAGATCCTTAAAGAAAAGGGTTGGTGTATCTGGTCATGCCGTAACCTTGACCGCGATAAAATAATCGTGGCTGCCGATGGTTATCAAATGCCTATGATGGAAACGGATTATCCAATTTATACCTTGAGTGAGTTAGAAGAACTTTCCAAGAAGGATTTAAGTACTATAAAGTTAGTGCACCAGGCAAAGAAAATCGGTGGAGCGAAGGTGTTTAAGGAGGCTTAAGTATCTTACTTACAAGCTTATTGTAAACTCTTACCCGTTCCGCTCCGGACAACTTCGAGAGGGACGGGTTTTCTTTTAGCTCTTTCGCCGCGGCTCTACTGGCGATCGCAAACGGTAACCGTGAAGGTTCCAGCCAGGGAGTCTTATCTCTACCCTTACGGGACTCTCTTAATACAATTACGGCATTATCCAGATTTGCTTGTTGTGTCATTACTTTATAATAGCATAATTTGTGACAAAATACCGTCAGAGGTCAATACCTGAAGGGATTATTCTTAAAAGATAATACAGAGAATACAGTTTCTTCTAGTCCAGACCGTGACTCGGTACAGAGCCTCTTTTAAAAACAAAAAGGCGTAGGGTGTTTAGTCCTACGCCTTCGTTTAGTAAATTAAGTCCAGGTTAGCGGCCACGCCTTAAAGCGGTCGAAACGCAACTATTCATTGAGTGGATCCTAGCAGCCCCTTTCTTATTCTGGGTCTCCTGTGCACATTTGGCGGGAATTCCGCCTCTTGTAAACAGGTATTGGGCTAGATGAGAAGGTACGGATCCCTTGGGGAATGACCGGGCCTTTAAATTGAAAAGGCGATGGCTCCACGGTACTGCCGCGTAAACGATTGCATTGCCTGCATTGGTTAATGCTACAGCCATTTTAATTTAACCTCTTAAAAGAGTATACGGTATATTTCAACCGGCGACTCGGCCTTCTAATTCCGAGTATCGACCTCGCATCTAATATATAACTATATTTCAGGAGGTTTGTCAAGACCCTGTAAATTATCTGCCGTAATTAGGCCCATATTTTTTACGCAGAAACTCAGGGTCAGTTTGCTGTTTGATGATATTCTCAAGTAGTTTATCTACTTCATAAGCAATAGGTAGCATCTGTCTTAATTTAGTCCGCAATTCGGGATAGTCCCTGAGTGGGAAACCTTCGGCGATGTCAACCGCGGTCCGGATATTCCAGCTATTATTAAGTTTGAGTATCTTTTTAGCATCCGCTTCTGCGTCAGTGTTGGATGTTTCTCTCAGGTTAATTGCTCCACTTGTTTTATGTGGATATAACGGTTGTTTCGTCATAATATTACCTCACTTATTTAAATTTTAAACCGAGACCCCCGCTCCGGTAACGGATACCAGTCTGGATGAGCCATATATTCCGCCCCGGTTATACCGTAGTGATTTATTGCTCTCTCGATATCGTTTTTAGGCGTACCTCTTGCCAGAGATGCAGTATTTTCCTCTGGCAACTCTAATAATCCCAGATATTCCAAATACGGTGAGTTCTCCATATTTACCTCTATAACCAGGTCCCCTTCAGGTAATATCTGGTAACCTAATTGCTGTGTGATTAAAGCGACATATAGAATACAGTTTACCGGAGTATTGAAGGGTTTGGTGAAGGTATAGGCAGTTTTTACCGCCGTGTTCCACGGCCATCCGGGGAACCATGAAGGGACAGGCGGTCCTTCCCATGGATACAGCGGAAGCCAGGAGTCTAAAAGATAGTTCCAGGCTGTGGAAAAATTTTCCCCCATATTATAGGTAGAACGTCCATAGTCAGCGATGGCATTCAATATATCTTGGGAGGTAATGTTCTGTGCCGCTTTTATTCTATAGACATGAGATTGAGGGTAGATGTCATAACGTGTTACGGCCGTGCCTTTACCGATACTTTCCGTGATGATACGGTTTTGCGGGTCAACAAAAATTCCCCAGTGAAAGGTTTTTGAGCCTTGGAGTCGGCATATCTCCTGAGTCCACCACACGCCGGGCGGGTTACCGAAAAGATCGCCGGGTTTTAAATCATTTAGTGTGATAGTATCCACGTCTTTTATCCCTTATCTAAATTCTTTAATATCTCACTGTCTTTTTCCTGGAGATATCCCGTCAGTTCCCCTAAGACTTGACCGTATTTCATTTTATTACAGGTAGCTTTCTCCGCGACTTCGGTCATGGTCTTAATCCATTTCTCGGGAGTAGTGTTCTGATCGTCAAGTAAAGGTTGGAGTTTTTCGGTTACCTTAGCACCGTCGCATTCATCTTTTTCAGCGATCTTCACGAACTCAACGGCAGCCGCGGCTATGTGACATTCAGAACAATTTTCATATGCTTCTTCAGGTGTCATTTCGGTGGTGGGTTTTTCTCCGGCTATTGCTTCTGCCGCTGCAAGTGATGAAGGTGATTTTGGTGTGTCTTGTGGTGAAGGTGTGTTTTGTGCGCGTTCCTCCTCCTCTTTCAGTAAATCCTCAAGTCCTTCATTAGTATCCGTAGTGGATGTAATTCTATCTTTTAGTGTCACAGCTCCCTCCTTGCATAATTCCTTACAATTTTCTTTATCTGATACGCATTTCTTGGCGATATCGACGACTAACTTATGTTCCTCTTCGGTCTTCGTTGAATCGGTTAATAACATCGCTTTTTTAATAAGCCCTTTTTCGAGGGCGGCACTTGCTTCCTCAATTCTTTTTGTAGCTCCAGACATCAATCACTCCTTTCTTATTCATTATACGCCGATGCGTGTTGTTTAGGTGTTAATCCTATATATTCCGAACTTTTCGGATTCAGTACGAATTTTCCGTCATTACCCAGGTTGATGATTATATTCTTGGTTTCATATTCTACCCGGTATATCTCCTCTTCTTCACCGGGATGAGCATAAAAGTAAACGGCATCTTTCATTCTATCACACATCCATTCACCTTCCGCATCACCGTATCTTTTCTTAAATTCAGTAAGTACCTTATTCCAGCCTAGTTTCGGGGATATCTTTAAAAAATTAGCCGTGTCATCAAGGATATGTTCATTATTGAGTTCGGTATACTCAAAATCTAATACCTTCCATGCAACGGTTTCACCGACAGTTCCTATCCTGAAACCAGTACGGTAAGCGGTATGGGGATAGAGCGCCTGGGACATTAATCTACCTTCGTCGGCAGACCGAAAAATCTACCGACTTTATTCTTGATATTACCGAATTTTCTAGCGGCTGCCTCCGCCTTTTCCCCGCCGAGAATCTTAGCTATTTTAGGCTCTATTAAATTAGCATCCAGTCCCCCGGGCCATAATATATTTAAGACATGGGGAAGCGGCGGTCCTTTACCGGGCGGTGTAGGAGCTAAATTGTTAAAGATATTTGATAGTCCTCCGTTTGAAACATTAATCTTGTGCGGATATAAGGGTTGTTTAGACATATTATCCTCCTTTAATACTCTGGCGGTATCACTAGTTCCCGTCCATTTAATATTGGGTCCATCACCGCTCTTACCGCGGGATGCCCTTTTAAATATAATTCAGCACACAGTAATTTCTTATGCCTTCGCCCGTAGGATATATTATAATCACGGCACATATGCTGGAGCTCTTTTAACAAGAATGCTCCGTCGCACTTGCACAGTGCCGGATCGGACTCCTCACATTCGCTTATTTCTAATTGGTAATTGAACTTAGACATTAAAGTACCGATCCGTTGATTAGAATAAGCAGTCAGTACGGTACCGAAAACGAATTCACCTAAAAGTTCGCTGAGTTCGTCATAATCTTCCTGGCTGAGTGATTCTTTAGCAGCCGCCAGGATCTGTGAAACCTTATCGGGTGCCAGTTTTACAATAATCGGTGTGTTGGAAAGTCCAGCCATCTATTTCTCCACCGGGATCTCTTTTACTCTATACCCGTTAGTTTTAAGATGTTCTATCCAGGCTTTAGTTAACTCAATTCCCCCTTTTTCCGAAGTAAAACAACACGGTGCCGGAGTTTTACCATCTTCCAAGACACAGCTTGTGACGATTCCATCAGAATAACAACCTACACGTATCAGGCGTTTGGAGTCATCCTGGTATAGTTCCGCAGCGTAGATGACTTTGGCTTCACTGTTTCCCCGTTGATTTACCATTGGTAAACCGTTGTTTATTGATGGACATACGCCGGTTTCTACACATATATTGTTTAATCCCTGGGTTATTTTGTTAATGTCAGTAACCATGGGTTACCTCCCATATTCTAAGTTTACAATACTCTTTGCCAAGTTCTTGAGAGCCTCACCTTTTGATTCTGTTGGATGTTCTTGTTGTTCTTTGAGTAATCCCTCATATATACGTTTCAAGTCCTTAAGGTATTCAGTTCTAGCTGTACGCCCTACGCCATACTTGGGCATACCAATCCGTCCCGGAGGTCCCTTGTATGGTAAGTCACGGGCTGGAATAAACTCTTCACTGGTACGAGTTGTAGGTAACATCCGTGGATATTTACTCTCTGATACATGTGGATACATTGGTTCTTTCTTAGCCATGTCAGACCTCCATGATTTCACTTATTGCCGTAACTGCCTCTTCGGCGATATTTTTCTGGAATGTTTTACCCAGGAACATCATTTTTGCTTGTTCAACATCTCGGGTTTCAACGTGTATGTACCATCCCTCGGAGCCGCCGGTGACATAATAAACTGCTGTCCAGCGTGCCTTTATATCCCAAAGTGATGCGGGACGCAGGCGTTGTTCTAAACTTAAACTGAAATAGTCCATGCCATTGAACACTTCAGGATATTTGGACTGTAATTTCTTTCTGACATAATCATATACTTGCTGAATTGTTTTTGGTTTTTCATTCACGATGAAACCTTCAGGATTTACTTCATAGGTCGTATAGATTCCTTCTTTAAGTTCGTTACCCGTATTTTCTAATCTCGGACTGAGTATTTTGGAATATGGTACATGTGGATATAGTGGTTCTTTCTTAGTCATGTTGTTACCTCCTGATTTTATCCTTTTCCTTTTTTAAACATTCTTGACATATACTATGGGATATTCCCTCAACTCCGTATCCCTCTTTTGTCCCCATAGCTTTTTGACACCAGGCACATACTACTTGTATTACCGTATGCTTTTTACCGGGTACATGAGGATAGAGCGGTTGTTTAGACATTCTGTACTCCCATATCCGTTAATATCGAGCTGGATATATTCTTGATAGCTGCCAGGTTCTTATCCAGTACCTTCTTATCCTGTGACCATACCGCGACGTAAGGGAAGGAACGAGTTCCGGAATCGAAGCCGAAATGGGCACCCACGACAAATGCTACACTTTCGGCGATAGTTTCCGCATCTGCCCGTGATATTCTGAAGACCGATTCGGTATAATAATGTCCGGTCTCATGTATTATAGTTTTCAATTGCTGTGCCGGCGACTCCTCCGGTCGAATCCATATATCGTTCGGCATCATGAACTGTCCTTTTATTCCCGGGTCCTGGAATGGGCGTGGTTCGAAGGACATGTTTACATTCTTACGTTTAAGTAAAGCTATCGTCTTGTCCCATAGTTCAGGATTGGCTTCGCCGGTTAGAGACTTGACCTCTATTACGGGCAGCTCCTTCCCTGTAGTCTGTGAAATATCAAAGACGTAGACGACTTTAAAGTATCTTGGAGTTTCGTAGGTACCTTGTGGCCCCTCTTTGACTTTGTAGAATCCCCAGTCTGATAGTTCTGATTCCGCTTCCACCTTGGATTTGAATGGACCACCGCGTGTCCTCTTTTCATTTATATCGTAGGTATACCATTGACCTTCCTGGTAACGGACACTGAATTTATCATTTCCTCTTTCCCAGTACTCATACCCGCCTTTTGGCGGTAAGCAGGGAGCAAGGATCATTATCCCTTTTTCACCGGCTTTAACGAAGCGACCGAGTTCTTTCCAGGTGGTAAAGCCCGCTACTCTGGTAGCATCCCTTTTCTGCAGCATGATAAGAATCAAATTACCTATGGAATAGTTCCAGAACTTGCTCATAGTAAGGAGATATTCACGGAATAGAGTGCTGTCCTGGATAGAAGTCACGCCATCTTTTAGCTTTTGTAAGATGGCATCTATTTTGGCGGTACCGGGCGATACGGATTCCTCAATTAAAAAGCTGCCGGCGGGATAGGTATCAAGTAAAGGAAGCAGGTCTCGATATCGGGAAGGAATCTGCTGGCAGGACTCAATATCTTCGAAGACGGGTTCGCGGAGGTTGGATACTTTACCTGTAATATATTGTACTTGAGGCGGTGTCTCACCCCGTCTAATCATCCCCTCTTTTTCTTTCTCCCATGATTCCGCAGAAATTACGGATCCCGAGGGTTTATGAACATACTGTTTTTCTAATTCAATATGCTTCTCAATCTTTTCTTTTAGCTCTTTAAGGTACTCACCCGTAGCTCCCTTACTTCTTTCTATGAGTACTTTCCTGAAATGGGATTTCCCCTTCTCGGTACCCAGATATTCGGTAAGGAAGGTTTCCTGGAATACGGTAGTGCAGTGTTTTTTTATTATAGAGCGTATATCACTGGCATCCAGTCCCCCTTTATATTTGATGTATAAGTCTGCCAGATCTTCCAAACAGGATTCAACGTTTTCTATCATAGGGTTACCTCCGGCATTTCGTTTTTACTTTTGACCACGCTTCTTTCACAGGTAGAGACCTGCGGTTTTCTTTTCGCATAATATCGAAGGCAAGACACATCACGGCACTGCGCTCAGATCTAAAGTCTCCGCATTGTATTTTACCCTGTTCTAAATCCTGTAATACTTGCTGGCAGTGCTCACTTGGCATATTAAGACCTCCAATTTTGGGCGAATTCCTTGAAGTTTTCCGGTTCTATCATATAGATAGCATACGATGAATTTTCTTTTAAGGTCGGTAAATCCAACACGACATATCTTTGAATTGTGCCTCTCCCTTGTTTCCCAATCTTAGGAATATCCCTACGTACTGCGAAATATGCTTGTCCGTTTGGTTTTAATATCTTTCGTATGTTCTCAATTATAGACCCTTGCTCTTCCTCTGTAACTACATTCAAAACATAGATACAAGTAATAGTATCGAATTTACCCTCTGGCATTTGAGGTCTGTAATACGGATCATAACACTCCATACCAAACCAGCAACCCCTCCCGGAGCCAAAATCAAATGCTCGGCCTTTGATATAGTTATTATCATGAAGCCACTTTAAAGGTTCTGGTGGCTCTTTCCGGGATATAGCGGTTTGATAACCAGTCGGGAATTCCATTTTACCTCCAATTCTCCGCAAACTCTTTAAAATTAGTCGTTAAATCGGGGTATTCATCAAGTACTTTCCTCGGTACGTTTTTACCTTCTCTTAGGGCATTGATAATAAAGGGAAGGTGTGCCCTTTCTAAATTACGTGGTATGTAAATAAACTCGTGCGGGTCTCCGTAAGTCATAAGCTCATCTGGATAGACATGTTTTGAGTAGATTATATACTTACCACCGGGTATATTAAATTCGCCGTGCTCAGAAACGTACTTTTGAGATTCACTGACGTAGGAGCCCGGTATAATATCACCGACATCACTGGCACGGTAGACTGTTATCAATTTACCTTGTTTTATATACGGTATCAAATATAGGGAGTTCATTATTCCTGTCGAATGTGCCCATCCTTTACCTAGTACTTCATTCAATCTGTCGTCGTCGTAATTAGCTAGGTCCGCTAGAGTCTCATACTCATCACGTCGCCAGTTAAATACCATCTTCGGTGTCTTTGAAGATCCTCCGGGAGGAACAGGGAATTCCCAGTTTCGAAATTCCTCTTTAGTCATCTGCCACGGTTCTTTCATCTCCAATTCTCCGCAAACTCTTTGAAATTCTCTACCTCCGCGGCACCGTTTTCCAAGAATTTGGTTTCCTCGGGATCCAGTGTCTCAATCAATCTTAAAAGTTCGCCAATATGAACTCGTTCTTCATTCGATATACTACGCAGTACCTTTATAACTAAAGGATTATCCGTAGCATTTGAGTGTGTCACATATAGGCTCGCGGCGTCTTCCTCTGCGGCTAAATCTAGTCTTAATGCTTTAACAAGGTCGTCTTTACTCATGGGGTTAGTCTCTTTTATACCAGGAAACGGGTCAGTAAAGTTAGGCATATTTTCCCTCCTGTTCTGATAGGATCCTTACGTAAAAGATTAGTACATATATAGAAGGATGTCAACAGGGTTTTGTGTTAAAAATACCGTACTAATGAATATGTTGCGAGAGTGGACTTGAAAGATAACAGCGTGTTAAACAATCCTTCTAGTCAAGACCATGAGCGTCACAGAGGAACTTTTAATTCAGTATATTATTCTTAAATTTCCTCTCGATCATCTCTTTCTGGCAGTTCTTTATTGCGTTATGCAGGCATTTCACCATATCTTCGCAGTTTACCAGTTTGGCACATAGCTGGAATATAGGTATACCTTTCTCATTGGGTTCGACCTCGGCAGCCATAAGCATTAAAGGTATGGCCCGTTTATCGAGAAGTTCCTTTTTAAAATCTGCAAATGCTTTGTCACAGAACTGCTCAATATCTTTATTTTCCATTCGTTTTCTCCCCTTCATCAAAGGCGAAGCATTTAATTTCCTTACCGTCATCATCGATAACTGTCACTGGCGATATGCGTAATAGTCCGTAACCGGCATAATCACAGCGAACTCCTTTCTTTCTTTTATCGTACATCCAGCTACTACCGCCGATATATCGACCGAGACACTCACAATAAGCCGATGACGGATCAGCACCCTTATCTTTGTACTGGCGGAAGTCTTCGACTGATTGAATGCAGCCACAACCAGGGCAGACGAAACGCCATTTAAGCATATCTTCACCGAATAGTTCCTTACCCTTTTTCATCCATTCCGCCTCGGTCATCTTAGTTATAGTTAAAGTCATCTACGGTACCTCCCTAATCTTTAGCATCTTCTCTCCCATTAAAGGAAACAAGTTATCTTTTAAAAATATTTTTATACCTACTTCTAAAGCCGCAATGATAATCTCGTTTACCCATTCGAGTTTCGGTTGTAAGGTCCATATCTTACCCCAGGGCATAAGCGTAAGTTCCGGATAGAATGTTTGCTGTAATACCATGCATTTTGCTTCACTACCGGTGAGGGCGCCTATTATTACCCACTGTACGTCATTATTATCGAATTTGTAAGCCATATCCATAGGCATACGACCTAAGAGCGGTTCGAAACTGATAAACTTGACCTTAGCTTTTATTCCTGCTAATCCGATCAAGGACTCCTTATATCTTTCCGGTTCATCGACTGTAGTACCTACGTAGCAGTTATCCGGCCATGGTGAGAATATTAATAGATTTAATGGGTGTTTGGTTAATATATAGAAGCGGTGTTGCTTACATATATTAATGTAGTCAATAATCTCTTTTTGCCAAAGGATAGGAATCCAATCGCCAAGCCAATCTCCCATGTCAACCAGGAATATACCCGCAGGTTTCTTACGTGCGGCTACCTTATCCAGTTCCCCGGGCCACCAACGCGGGAAGAAGGGATCTGAATGGTGCTTTTCATGTTCATGTTCATTATGGCAGGGAAGAATGGTATTAGCCAGATATCGGGGTCTTAATCTTCCGTTAGCTAGAGTCCGGGCATAGCAGTAAGGACACGGTCCCTTGCCTTCAGGACCGAGACAGCCGGTAATGGGGTTTGAAACCCAACCTGGTCGAGAACCGTCTGGATTAATAACCCACTCAATTGAAGTTTTGTTCATGCTATTTTTATCCCCTGTTTAGTTAATTCTTCTCGCCAAAATTTCTTCATATCATCCGTACAGTGAGACATAGCGTCTTCCCATGTGGGCCATCGTTTATGTTCGGCATAAAAGTGATACTGGTAGTAGAGACTTGTCTGATTATGGGGAAAAGTCGGATCATGGGCTACGGCACATTCCTGGCAGGTACCGGGCTTCGCCGGCATAAGATGAAAACCTGGTTTGGATAGGTCCTGATCGTTGGTGATATCGGGACTGACCGTTATTACTTTGAGAGGTTTTATTCTTTCCAGCAAATACCCGCCCGTCCTGCCTACTACTGATACCACCGGATGACCGGACCCGAGCAACCATGCTTCGCTGCGGGTCTTTGTATTTTCAATCTTACCATCATCATTGGTGAGTTCGACCGCAGTACCAACGGGATATTTTTTATTCCACTGGTCTATTTGTTTCTGGGTCCACTTTTTTCTCTTGTTCAATTTCGCACTCCTTTATCTCTATATATTTTATATCCCACCAGCCCGGGTATTTTCTCTGCTCCGGAGTTACCCAGTCTTGATCAGTACATATTAAGTTTAGTAATCCCTCTTTATCAGGAGCATAGACCTCTATCTCCTGGCCAGTCTTGGTATTTTTTACTTTGAATTTAGGAAATTCGACCGTCATTTTCTTGCCTCGATAGTATAAGTAACTACCGAACCGCCGTTAAACTCTGCTACCGCACAGAACTTTTCCAGAAATTGATCTACTGAAATTCCGTAGGTACGGGCTTCGCGCTCGATTACTTCAAAAGGAAAGGTTACTTGGATTGAGTTTTTGTTTTTCATTATACGCCGGAAGTGATAGGAACGCCGGAAAGATTCGCTCATGTCTACTCCCCGCTCTCTTCCTTAAAACGTTGAGACAAGGAAGCAGCCATTTGCTTATCTAGCCCAAGTTCCATAAGAGCCTTAACGACCCTCTCAGCTATTCTATCAGCCAAAAGAGAAGTCACTCTCTCCAGAGCCAAATCTGCAACTCTATCGGATAGATTATTTACGCTCATATTTACCTCCACAATTTTTCTAAATATTATTATACCACCAAAACAACGGTTGTCAACAGGTTAGCTATTATTTTTTATAACGTTAGAATCAAAGCCCTCTAAAATGCCCGTAGGACAGCGTTTTAAGGTCTATCCGATAGTTATCATCCCTTTGAGAATGGAGTATTTTTTAATATTTTTTATTGACACCTTGACAAAAGTTAGTTATAGTGCTAATAATATAAGCCATGTCAGAGAAAATTGTCCTGGAAATTACCGACCAATTGCTTCGTGATATGTGTAAACAATTCCTCAGTTACGCCTATGTAGCCGACGAGCTGAAAATAAAACGCCCCAGTGTCTACAATGTCGTTAAAAGATATAAACTCACACCATTTATTATTGCGGGTACCTTTTACCTATCGCGGGAAAATGTGGAGATGATTAAGAGGGAAAGAAACCATGGTAGAAAATAAGTGCCAGACGATTGAGCAGATCGTCTGGCTTTTAGCAAAGGAGTGTTGAGCGTGATTCGGGTAGTCTGGCGACCACCCTTGTCACGATATTATATGATAATGCGGATTAAACGTCAATAGTAAAGGAGAAAAAATGAGCAAACAATTCGAAATAATGGGGCAGACGGTATCAATTGATAGGATTCATAGTAGTCCAGACCAGGAACATACAGACGGAGAAGATAAATTTAACATTTGGTTAACTTCAAAAGAAGGATTTGCCAATATCGTCGGTTTCGGTATTTCAATACCTGCAAAGGAATATAAACCGGAAGAATTTCTTAAAATAGTTAAGAAGAAGACCGAGGTATATATAAAGGAACAACTAGAAACAGACCAAAGGGCCCGTGCTCGTATGGCTCAACTAGAGGAAAGACGATTAGCTCTGGATAAACTTGCTTCTCGTATTATGGAATCACTAGGTTAAAAATTAAGGAGTTCGAGTCTTGACCACATCTAATAACGGACTTCCTGTAAATATTATAGAGGCACTGGCTAAATTAAAGTTGACCGGTACCCAGCGACGTGTTATTGATGTTATCTGGTTAAATCAACCAAGTCCTATAAGAGCATTGGATATTACACTCTTTACCGGTATACATGAGGAGCACGTTATGGTAGACCTCCGGTATTTGGAAAAGCATAAGATAATTAAACGCCAGTTTGATGACGAGAGAAGAGGTAGGGGAATAATACCTACCACTACTGTTAATACAGACGTTTCAGAGTGGGACCTTCTACAAGAAAGGTATACCGAAAAAGGTAGAGAAATTGGCGCACCTTTAGTTGAAAAAGGTAGAGAAATTGGCGCACCTTTAGTTGAAAAAGGTAGAGAAATTGGCGCACCTTTAGTTGAAAAAGGTAGAGAAATTGGCGCA